GTATTCGGTGTACCTTCGGTATTCGGTGTACCTTCGGTATTCGGTGTACCCGCGGTATTTGGCGAACTTATCATGGTATTTGAATTCGTATGAGTCGGTTGATTACTAATCGTGAAATATAGTACTAGCCCAAGAAGTGCCATAATCAGAATCGCAAGGATGATTTCCACCCATGCAGTGGAATATTCTTTTGAACGTACCATGGTCTACCCCTATATGACTCGTATACCGAATATCAATTTTTAATAAAAATAATACCATTTAATAGAATGTTATATTATTTGGTTATATTGATTATTCTACTTATTGCATTTATGACCTATCGGCATACCGAAGGGTTTGATACTCCTGATCCTTGTCAAGGAGTTACCGATACCACCTTGGCAAGTGCGGTCTCCGATGCATGTTTGCAAAAAATGTGGCTCGATGCAGGATGTAGCGCAGAAGGTACTGTCTATCCTGCAACCGGTACAAAAAAATGGTACAATCAATCTCCTAATGGAGCCAATGTCGTTTATTGCGATAACGGTGCACATGCCTGGCCCAATTGTGGTGCAGGTAATGTTGGTGTCATTAAAGCCGATATGGCGGCATGGGCGAGTATGATGGATGATAACCATGTAAAAGGGTGCCGAGGAACAAAATGTCGTGCCGTGACCACCCCGTTTAATGATGAAGGTGGAGGCAATGCGGTGTATCTGGATCGTCATGCTCTGTCATGTCGTGCCGATGAAGCGATTTCACAAATTCATCTCGTTCGTAGCGGACAAGGAACGTACCAATATCAATACACCTGTTGTAAAATGTCAGGCCCTCCTGGACCACCTGGAAAAGATGGTGCACCTGGCCCCGCAGGACCCGCAGGCGTACCTGGAATGACGGGTGGACCAGGACCCGCTGGGCCTGCTGGACCTGCGGGTAAAGATGGCGCACCTGGAAAAGATGGACCGGTTGGTGCAGTGGGACCCATGGGTCCTGCTGGATCCAATGGAACAGTAGGCCCAATTGGCCCTGCTGGACCTCGAGGACCACCTGGCGTTTCTTCCCAGCCCGCTCCATATGATATGCCATCCTTATCCGATATTCAATCGATCCTTAAAAGTGAACTTCAAACCACCTAATAATCTATTGAAACACATCCATTATCTGTCGAACCAATTTCCATAAACGCTCATTCGTATAACATTCCATTACCAAATCATGTATGATCATGTCGCACGATGTTCTTTCCCTCAACGCGGTCTGTAATCGATCAAGACTCTCGCTTCTGACATGCGATTGATCCAATGCAATAAAAAGAAATAGACCTTTTTTATCATTTCGATGTATTATTTCTAGTAGATGTTCTTCCAGTGATAATTGTTTTGATCGATAAAGAGTTTGTTGTACAATTCGATGAAATTCCATATTTTATAATCATCGTTTATTTTCCTTACACTCTTGGTATGACAGAATCCTTACACATTTGCAATGCATTGATTTGGCAGGAACGAATTTGTTGAGTCATCGGATCCACTGGGTTAACATGATCCAAAATGATGCCGCATAAGAGAATGTATAGCACAAAGGCAACGGCGGCAATCAGTTGAATCTTCATATCGTTTTGCGGCATGATTTTGCATTTTTTGTTGAGTGCTCTTTTTTCAATTTTTTTATGTATCAATCGCAAATTTGACGGAACATTGAAATACAGGACGATACTACTACCACACAGAGAATGCTATGGTCAATCTTCTCTAAAACGGGGCGAAGTATACGGCTTGTTGATTTCATGTTAACCGTTGCCGATAAAGTATCAGAAGACAGACATTTTCATGTACCTTCTCGCTTTTTGAACGCCCCATTTTATTCTCTTCCTATTACAAACCGTTCATAAAATGGATCATCGTGAAGTCCGACGTCATATGACGTTTTTCCTAACGGACCCAACCACTCGCTCCTTTGATGGAGCCAAAACCTATTTGATCCCCCTCCGTCGTATCGCCATGGAGGGATTTACTTTACCTGAAAGTCGTTGTCTCTGGTTTTCACTCCTGATCTATAAATTCCGAAGTGAATCCGATATTTCTGATGAATTATGGACTGCCTCACGCAATTTTGTTCTAGAAAGTCTCCGCCAAGACTCGAGTCGAGAAACAACTGCCCGACACTATCTTTCCGTGTTTGAATTATGGAAAAAGCAAGATCATCAATCCTTTGTCAATGAAGTCGTCGGATATTACTTGGAAGTTCTCCATTTGAAACAAACCATCGAAGAATCCAAAGATGAATCCACCATCGCCGAGTGGAAAGATAACTATAACGGATTACTTATCAAAATACGTGATTCTGCCGAACGAATGGGATTTCTACGAGCCTTAGATGAACGTGTTGCAGAGGTGAATCGTGTTCGTCATTCCCTCGTTGAAAGTATGATGAAACGCGCCTATTGGGATATGCTTGAAAACGATATCAAAGAAGAAAAATATACAAGTGTCATCTGTCAGCTCCTAGAACTCAAAGAATTGGTCAAAGAAATTATCCCCTCTCGGTATCACCCTGATCTCCACGAAAAATTCAATATCGATTTCATTCAACAACAACTGGAACAACGCAGCCTTGACTCAGCCTACTTGGTACAATTATGTCGCTGGATCATGGACTCCATGAAAGAATGGGATGCCGCTTCGACCCAACCCTTATACGAACGCGAGATTCAGACATGGGAACAATCGATTGGAACCCTTGAATGGCCACGCTTTCTTCGATTTAGCTTGGAACTCTGCACCATGCTGGCACTTGATGCCAAAACCCGTGTTTCCATCTGGCGATCCATCCTCCGCCCTGAACCTAAATGAGTACAACGAAATGCTAGGTAGAATGCGCACCGTTGTCATTTTTACTGGTGCTCTACGAACAGTAAAAAAGACAATGTCTTACTTTAAAAAACATGTTCTTCTTCGACCTGATATTGATATTTTCATCTGTGTCCAAAATGATACGAAGGAATCCGATGAATCCTGGTCTGGATGGTTTCGTGAACAACTGGGTCGGTCCATGTTATCGATTCAATGGTACAGCCACGAATCCTATCCTGATTGGGTCAAACATCGCGATCGCCAAATCGGATATCTTACCATTGAAGATAGCTGGAAAAATTATCTTCGTACCAGTGGTTCCATGATTGAATACTTTCAATTGCAACTCGCCTACATGGCCATGTGCCAACACGAACAACAACATGGATTTCGATACGATTATTTGGTTCGTGCTCGTACCGATAGTATTTATGCCAAACCTCTCGATTTTCATTGGCTCTTCTGGACCGAATCACAGGTTGCCGCACGAATGGATCGAATCAAGGAAGAACTCGTCGAATCTGGTATGGAGCCTACCCCAGAAAATCAATTGAAATATTTCATGTGCACCATCTTATCGGATGATGTTCTTCCCAATCTAGAACGTATCTTTGCCGATTATCGCCCTTGTGAAACGGAGACGATTCTAGATGAGGAACTAACTCCAAGACGTCTACACGCCTTTATCCACAAAGGACGATACATTCTCACCCTCCGTAAAAATAATTTATACGTAGTTCGTCGCTCTCTCTTTTATATGATTCCCACCCTCGGAACCATGTATGGTTTCCTACGATCTCCTCAGGCGGATCCATGGTGGTTCAACGCAGAAGGACAATTTCGTGATGCGTGTTATTATTCAGGAATGTCCATCTTTGATTATAGTACACTCTATGAAGAAAAATCATTGGAATATGCAAATCGATGGAACGAGGCTGATTTTTTCGATTTGCAGTTTCGTTTGATTAATCCAATGATGTTATATTGTGTGGTTCGGAAGTGAAACGGAATACCGTTTCACTGGCATATCGCTCTGCGATTCAGGAAGTGAAATCCATTTGTATGATTTTTTGGTTTACTTCTTGATAACCTTACCATTTCGAAGAACACGGACGTTCTTTTCATCTTCCTCCATTTGTGTAAATCGATCTGAAAGATTTGTCGCTTCAATTTCCTCCATTGGGAAGAGTGGACGTGATCCGCGTGGAGCTGGTGGCGGAGAAAAGGGTGTCCAACCGGTTTGAGGCGTTTCCTTGGATTCGTCCTCTTGCTCTTCCTCTTCCTGTTGTTTATGCGTCTGATACGCATGGGCCGTCGCATGGAAATCCTCCAGAATGCCACCCAAATTGATGTTCGCCCCACACCAACGCTGTTGAATCTCTGTCCAGCGCATGTTCACTACATTTTGTGGAACAATAGACTGTGTCTTGAAGGAAATGACCTCGATGGTATGGATGTCTTTCATTTGCTCGTTGGTCAAGCACAGAATACGCTGCAAAGATTGACGAACCGTGCAATCACGATGGAAGTAAAAGTCTCCGCTTAGATCCTCCAAAACAATCTCGTACGGGTTGTTGTAGCGGCGCCAAACGTTGAAATACTGCCAACCGTAAATGCATATGGTACCAAGAAAGTCAAGTTTCTTCGTAATCTGTCCGTTGATTACAATCTCAGAAAAGATGTTCAATTGTTGCTCGCGAGTTGCCATGGATGAAGGTGTGGCAATGTATTCGGCAGATTGAATTGTCAAATTTTTTAAAACGGGGCTTAAAACTTTTTATATTTAGTATGATTAGAATGGGTATTATCAACAACGACGTCTACACTGCTTCCAACGGTGTTCAAAAGGCCGGAACCTACATCTGCTTTGCGAACGAGACCATCTATCTGACACAACAGGGTGGTGCCAGTCCATTTCCTCCTTCCGACGCGTCGGTCTCATCGAGTGAGCCGATGTACAGCGTGCGTGCGAATTACCGTGTCTATTGGGATCAAGATTCTCGTGTTGCGGGCAAGGGCTTCATCGATCTCCAGTCGGTTTATACCACCGTTTCTCGTAGTGATTTGAACTCGAACTTGTACGATCACCTATATGCGGTTCTGAAGAAGACCTACACCAATACCGTAGACGAGCTTACGGTTCGAACCCCACCTGCTCCACCTGCCCCTCCCGCTCCCGCTAATCCATCCTCTTCTTCGATCCCCCCTCCTGATCCATCCTCTTCCGCGCCCGTTTCATCGGATCCTTCTTCCGCGCCCGTTTCATCGGATCCTTCTTCCGCGCCCGTTTCATCGGATCCTTCTTCCGCGCCACCTTCATAAAACAATTTCATCGGTATCTTTATCTAGATCCATATGAAATTACTTGCATTTATGTATTATATATGCCATAACTGTCTCCAACGAATATCCTAGTTCTGGTGTAGTATATACATTCGGTGGCTTTACTCGATCCTCGATTTGTGATTGATATAATACGTTTTCCTCTTCAAATGGTTCCGATTGACGAATGGACAATACAATCAAGAGGATCAGGATGGCAACTAGTATGAATCGTTTCATCTCTATTTCAACGTTTGATTGTATATCGTCGCTGTTTTATCGTATACCTCTTTGGACGTTTTGGAGCAACTTGTTTATGAATCTCTTTTATCACATCTTTCATCATATGATATCCCTCATCACGTTCTGATGACGAATTCGGCCAAGGAGGTACTTTTGACAACGTCTCCAAAATATTAATTAAATCATGAAGATTGTTTCCCTTTGGATAGAACGGAAAGGTTTGATTTTCTGCTTCCATTACGTCCATCATGTAGACAATTAACGAAGATACATTCACTTGTGCATCATACATTGCGGATTGATAAATCTCCTTGATCCTATCGAATGAAACCGTATAATGATAGGCCGGAACTTGATAATAGTTTTCTTTTAATGTTTCCTGTAAGTGAGGATGGGATTGATCATCAAAAAAATAAAATTGCTTGGGTTCGACTGGTTTTCCTCGAAAACAAAGAGAGTGCAGAGTGTCCCAGGTCTTCGTATAATACATATCTATCTTATCATTCTCTCGCAATGGATGATGCCAATGAATGCATTCCGTTATGATATTGGTTTTAATAACATGGTGAATCACATCCCTTACAAATTGTAAACTCGGTAGGTATCGATTGTTGCTATAAATTATAACTTGTTTGATCTTCTTTTTATGATACAATACCGCCAGTTCCCGCATGATCTCAAGAATACCAGGACGCAATAGACCCATCGGGTTCTCGCTCATTTCTTGCATCGCAACACGTTCCACAAAGAGCTGATAGGCCTTTTGTAGACGATTGTGCAATTCTTCAGGAAAAAAAGAAAGAAGACTCGGACTGGTCTCTAGAACGAATTCTTTCATATGAAAGCTAAGCAGAAAGAAATAGAACGACGTTATATCTGCCAACGTCAGATCTAGATCAAAGACGACATAACTCATCCGCTACTAGCCTCCTTTTTTTTATTGGCTTCCCATTTCTGGTTTCTTAACCTGTATGATTTGTTTTCCGTCAACACGATCCATCGGTTCTACATATTTTAGTCCAAGGAACCGAAAGATGTCCTTCTCCGTTCGCATCCTCGGAACCACACGAACCTCAGGTCGAATCATCGTCATGGTATGTTCATTCAGTGTATATCCTTTTTCCAATGTATACTGTCGGAAGGCAACATTGAACCGATCCGACCCCGTGAAATAGAGAACCGCATACGCATATTCCTCTTCGGGCGTCATCAACAAGTCCAACCGTCTTGCCGTTCCCGTCTCATCCAATCGACAAATCGCCATGCATTTGTGCTCCCCTATCGCCAGGACCTCCTCAATGTATCCCACCTTTTTCATTCGTTCCACCATCGTTGCCAATTGATCTTTTACTGTCTTCGCTGGGGTTCCTTCTGGAACTCGAATCAAGACATCAATATCGCCCGAAGTTGTGAGGCCGCGCCGAAAACTTCCCACCAACTCTACTCCTTGGATGTCAACCGTTTCTTTCATATAATGCTGAAGAACACCACGATGTTCTTTCATTTCCTCGTGCGGAATGCGCTCCAGCAGTTCCTCATAATATTTCAGCCCGACCGTTTGTTTGTCATTCAATAGTTTCGGGTTCGCCTGGATCGCCTGACGCAGCTCCGCAATCGTTCGAAACCCCTGTCGGGTCAGCTCGGTCGCTTTCGCAGGTCCCACTCCATAGATCTTCTGAAAGGCATCCAACGCATCAATCGGATACAGTTCTTTGGCCTTTTCTGCCGATTTTAACTGACCCGTCTCCATAATCTCTTTGATTTTCTTCTGGATTTTCTCTCCTACCCCTTTCATGGATTCAACCTGTTCATAGTGAGTGATCGGATAATCGGCTTGTTTCAATTGCTGAATCACCGTCGCATAGGCACGAGCACTGAATGGTTTTTTGTCTGCCAGATCCCGCTTCCGCAGAACATCGAGCGCTTGGATAATCGTTTGCTTATGGTCCATCTTGATAACTTTCTATTATGAAAAATAAGTTTTCAATTTTTTATGTGTGTTATGATTGATAAAATGGGAAATCGGTGACCGAGTAGGTCCATTGCATGGTAAAGTCTTGAAATGGTCCCTCGATTCGTTTTCTAACAATCTTTCCATCCTGATTTTCAAGATAGATGACCGTCGCATATTTTTGTTGATCGATGTAAAAGTTCAGAAGAATGGTCTCTCCTGGCTTACTTGTTTCCGCAATCTTCATGGCACGTTCGGTTGGCCCTGGATAAATCGTAAGGCTTCGTTTCCGAAATACGGGAGGGGCTTGAGACAATTCCATCAATGTTCGTGCAGCTTGCATCATTTCTTCTTCTTCTTTTTCTTTCTTTGCTTGGAGACGCGTACGTGGCATGGATGCGTTATGTTCCATTCTAGATTATGTTCAATTTTTTTTATTCGGCATAAAGATCAAGACACTGTGTTGACTAATGAAATATACTCGTTCCCGTGATATTGAATGGAACGGCATCAAACCTCTTCCCACCGAAATTAATGTTATGAGCTACGATACCCATGCTGCCGAAATGGAACTTCTCTCTGTTCTCTGCCGTTTACACGGTCATATGACCGCATTTGATCTTCTTATGGGTGCCGAATTAGAGAGTGAAAAAGATTCCGATATTACTTCTGTTATGGAGGCCTTTAAAGCCTATATTCACCCTCGTATGCCCCTGTCGCATTATACCAGTTCCGATAAACGAATCAAATCCGCACGTACCGATCAACCCATTATACCCATCGATCCTGAAAAATTATAAAAATTGATGAACAAGAGACCTATTTCGAAATAGCAACCATGGCAGCAGAGTCTTCCAAGAAACTACCGAATCAAGTAGTTGAGCCAGAATGCTGCAGTATCTGTGCAGACAAATACACGGCCATTATTCGAAAGAAGATCTCCTGTAAGTACTGTTCGGCTTCTACTTGCAGCAAATGCATTGAACAATATCTCTTGACACGCCACGAAGACGCCCATTGTGTCCATTGTCGTGTTAATTATAACGACACCACACTCGGAGAGATTTGTACAAAAACATACTTGAATCAAACCTACTTCAAACATCGTCAAGAAGTTCTCATCAATCGTGAACGTGCAAATCTACCCGCTCTTCAAGAAACAGCCCTTCGAGAGCAACGGAGACGAAAGAAAGACGCCATGATCCATACCATCAATGCGGAGATAACTGGATTTAAGGCACGACGTGGAGAGGTTATGCGTCTATACAACCAACTTTATGGAGAATACTATGGCCACGGTCTTCAAACTCCTGATCGAATGACCCGTCTGAATCAACTTCTCGATGAATCGAACGAACTTCTCGAACGTATTCGTGAAAAGAAAGATCTCATCTATGCCATTCGATGGCCTCCTCGTGGACGCGAAGATGCCGTCAATGATGAGGAGAAAAAAGAAGAAGAAAAGAAAAAGTTTGTCCGTCGTTGCACCCGCGACGGATGTCAAGGATTTCTTAGTACCGCGTGGAAGTGCGGATTGTGCGAATGGTACAGCTGCGCACATTGCTTCGTGGTCAAAGGACAGACGCACGATGTTCCGCACGAATGCAAGAAGGAAGATCTGGAGACAGCCGAGCTCATTAAGAAAGATTGCAAACCATGCCCGAAATGCGGTGAATTCATTCAAAAAAGCTCGGGGTGCGATCAAATGTTTTGCATCTCCTGTCAGACCCCGTTTTCGTGGACGAGTGGAAAGATCGTAACATCCGGTCCCATCCACAATCCACATTACTACGAGTGGATGAAACGAACCGGCGGGGCGATGCCCCGCAATCCCGCCGACGTTCCCTGCGGTGGATTCCCTGGCGCATGGGAACTCGTTCGGTTTCCACGTGGAGTACGTCGCGAACATGCCAATCCCTTCTACGAATTCCATCGAATCTGCCAAGAACTACAGGACATTTCCACTCGCAATTTTCGCACCCATTTTGACAATACTTCTTTCACTGATATCAATATCAAATTCCTTCTCGGTGAACTGGAAGAAAAGAAATGGGGACAACAGCTTGCCATCGCAGAGAAGAAAAAGAAACGTGATGGCGAAGTTCAAGAGATCATGGGTGCATTTCGTATGGCGGCAGTGGAACTTGTTAATCGCGTTCAACACTATCGAGAAGGGGTCATTCGATCCTTTACGGATCTTCCTGCGCCTGAGGCAGAAAAGTTCCTAGTCGAATTGTTTGTCGAAATCAAGGAGCTGTATCATCTCATCAATGACGCCTTTCGAAACGCCAGTATTTCCTCCTCTTACTCGGTTCCGTATATCGAAGAGGTATGGAATCAACAACACAACGTATATCATTATCGGGTTTCCTTCAAGAATTTCAAAGAAGATGCTAAAAAGAAACGTGTTGTGAAAAAGAAAGAAAAGGACGATGATGTCAAAGAAGAAATCGAAGTGGTAGCAGAACCTGCCGTTCTTCACCCTGCTCCTCCAGCGGAATTGGAAGAGGAATCAGATGATGAACTATCGGAAGAACAACAACTTCAACGTGCCATTCATGCTAGTCTTCAATAAAAATAAAAAGATAGAATAGATCATGGGGTGGATTATTTTTACTGTATTATGCGTTATTCTTGTTCTGATTACAATACGTAATGTCCAAGAAGGATTCCATGGAGGTCAGGGAGGTGGTCATGGAGGTGGATATGGTATCGGCCAGAGTGGCCATGGAGGTCATGCAGGAGGTCATGAAGGTGGTCATCGAGGTGGATATGGAGGATACCGCGGAGGATGGACAACGGTAGGCAGTGGCGGTGGAAGTGGATGGGATTGGTGGCCCTTTGAATGGTGGCCATGGTATAATGAAACCGTTATCTTGATTGATTCCTAAAAAAAATAGATCCTATAATAAAGTATGTCGTACGACATCGTTATTATCGGTGCAGGTATTTCTGGTCTTCATACTGGTATTGAACTTCTTCGTTCTTACCCTTATCTACGATGCATCATCCTTGAAAAATACAATTATAATGGAGGACGGGTCTATACCTATCACAAGAGTCTCCCTGGTATCGGACGTATTCAATGGGAAAGCGGTGCAGGAAGAATTTCTTCTACCCATACTGCCATTCTGGAACTTATGAAACGATATCACTTAACCTATGTTCCCATTTCAGGAGAAAGCCACTATATCCCAGATTCAACACTCCAACCACAAGCCAATCTTTTCACTGCATTACATAATGTCTATCTGGAACCTCTTCGTTCTCTTCCAAAAACGGTTTTACAGTCGCACACCTTAGGATCTCTATTATATACCATTCATAGTAAAGATAAGGCAGATTCTTTCTTGTCCCAATTTCCCTATTTCTCCGAAATTCATACCCTTCGTGCCGATCGAGGCATTTATACCTTTGATTATGAAATGGGACGAACAGAAGGATTCGGTGTATGCAAAGAAGGTCTCTCCACACTAACCGATCGCATGGCCGATGATTTCAAAAAACGAGGTGGAACAATCCAACATGGATCCGAAGTTGAATCCGTTTCCTACAACGGAAAACATAACGAAATTTGTGTTAAAGATGGTCCGATGTATACGGCTCCTCTTTGCATCATGGCCCTTCACTCCGAAGCCATGAAACACATCCAAGGAGTTCGCCATCTTCCCGTCTTGAAAAAACTAGAAATGACACCCCTTCTTCGCATGTATGCGGTCTTTCCCCTTTCCAAAGGAAAATCATGGTTTCATGGTCTTCCTAAGATTGTCAATGATGGACCCATTCGATACATTCTCCCGATGAATGAACGCTGTATTATGATTTCCTATACAGATGGCGATGATGCCCTTTTCTGGATGAAAAAGAATCCCAAACATGTTCCTGGAGAAGTTATGAAACGAATCCGCGCCTTGTTCCCCGATTTGATCATTCCCGATCCCCTTTTTTTCAAAATGCACGATTGGAAAACGGGATGCACCTATTGGAAACCTGGAACCTACTCTGTGGAAGAAGAAAGTGAAGCCTCTCTTCATCCTATGCCAAAAGAAATGCCTGGATTGTTTGTCTGCGGCGAATCGTTTGCATTACTACAATGCTGGATGGAATGTGCCGTTCAACAGGCCAACCGTGTTATGAAACATGCTGCGTTTCAACGCGTACTTAAATCGGTCCTGACCCTATAGGGATAGTATGTGTGGTATTTGGGCACTTGCGAATCTGGCTGGCAAACAAGACCATGTTATTACATGGTTCAAGGATTTTATGGAGCTGGTCCATCGCGGTCCCGACAATTCCTATTTTGAAACCTATCAAAATGTCATGGTTGGTTTCCATCGTCTCGCCATCATGGACGATACCTTTCATGCCAATCAACCTTTTATTTTGGAAGACGACAAACGTACCATTGTATTCCTTTGCAACGGCGAGATCTACAACTTTAAGGATTTAATTGAAGAGTACGATCTTCCTCCTTCGAAAAATGATTGTATGACCATTCCTGAACTCTATATGCATCTTGCATCCATTCGAAAAGAATATGAGTTTGCATCCATCATTCGATCGCGTGTCAAAGGAGAGTACGCTTTTGTTCTCTTTGAATTTGACCGTCTCAAGAATTTGAAAAATATCATTGCCTGTCGTGATGAAATTGGTATTCGTCCCCTGTATGTCAACGAAGACAACCATCTTATTTTTTTTACATCCGAGTTGAAGGGCGCTCTCTCCTACAAGGGAAAGATGACCGAATTTCCTCCTGGAACCATGAAGATCTATCATTTGAATGAACTAGGCCGAACCGATACCTATTCGGTAGCATGTGATACATTGACACCTCCTACCATGCCTCGATCTCTCTATGAAATCGGTCATGTGGTTCATGATCCCAGTGTATATTTAACCAGTGTACGCAATGCCGTCATGAACTCGGTACGTCGTCGCCTGGCATCCGATAAACCCCTCGCCTTTCTCCTTTCAGGTGGTGTCGATTCTAGTCTTGTTGCTGCGTTGAGTGCCAAGATGCTCGGTAAGCCCATTCGCACCTTTTGCTGTGGAATGCGTGAAGGAACCGATCTTCAGTATGCCCGCATGGTTGCCAAGCACATCGGCTCCAATCATACCGAGGTCTTCTTTACCCCACAGGAAGGTCTCGATGCCATTCGTGATGTCATTCGTACCACGGAAACATGGGACACGACCACCATTCGTGCCTCTGTCGGTCAATATCTCGTTTGCAAATGGATCGGAACCCAGACAGATTGCAAAGTGGTGATGGTGGGCGAAGGTCCTGACGAAGTCTGTTCCTCCTACCTATTTAACTGGTATGCACCCAATGGTGAGGCACTGGATAAAGCGGCAAAGGATTATGTCGCGAACATTCATTACTATGATGTGAAACGTGCCGATCGCTGCATTGCTCGCTGGGGTCTCGAGGGTCGTGTTCCTCTATTGGATCCCGAATTCATCAAGTCGTACTGGTATATCCCTGGCCAACAGCGAATGCCGACCTATAAAAACATGGAGAAATGGTGGTTGCGCGAGGCATTTTCAGGAACAGGTATCCTTCCTGATGCGGTCCTTTGGAGAAAGAAAGAGGCATTTTCCGATGGTGTTTCAGGTGAAAAATCGTGGTTTCAAATCATTCAAGAGTGGGTGGATCCACAAGTGTCAGATGAGGAAATGGCAGGTGCGGCGCTGACCTATCCTTATTGCAGTCCAACGACAAAGGAGGCATTCTTGTATCGCAAAATCTTTTGTGAGATCTTTGGCGATCATCGCCAAGAGATTATTCCTGGCTATTGGCAGCCCAAATGGTCGGCCAATGGTAAGGAAGTTGTAGGATACATTGATCCTTCGGCGCGTGTTCTTAGCGTCTATTCTTTATAGTCTTGTGGTTCTTTCGTTTGGTTCGTCGTTTACCACCCTGTCCAAAAGGTGTAAACCAAGTAAATGTAGGTGTTTGGGAATTATTGGGTTCCATTATCTTGTGTTGAACAGGACCTTGTCTTCTCGTTGCAACTTTCTTATTTCGATAGGAACGAATCGTCTCCTTAAAACGATTCATTTGTGCTTTTTTCATATTATTGGGTCCTAGCATTCGTTTACTATATATTCTAGGATTTTTGGGAGATAATAAATTGATTTGTGGATTAAACCATCTTCTTGGTTTCATAGGCATCGATCTTCTAGAAGAATTTATGATAGGTGCAGCAGAAAATTGCGCTACAGGTACAGCGGATGCCGCTAAAGATGCAATTGCTAATTCAGCAGAAGGTACGATAATCTCATGACGTACTGATAAATCACGAAGCATACCAGGTGTGATATCGATCGATGCCATTCCATCTCGTTCTGCTTCATAAATGTACAATGTATATAATGTTTCATATATGCTTTCATATATAAAATCATTATTAGAATTACCATATACTTGCTGAAAGGATTGTACAAAAGTTCGATCTAATTCCGCTTGCAAATCTTTCGTTTCGTTCACATCCTCTTGATTAATGATTGCGGCAGTCGCGTTTGCATTTGTACTTGCGGCAGCACTCGCATTCATCGGTTCATTTGCATTTGCTTTATCAAATACATTTAATTGTTTTTGACATTGATACTCCACCGCTTCATGATTTGAGACAGGAAACATTGATAAATCCTCTGGACCTGGGACCCTACTACCACCTCGTTGTCGACCACCTCTTGACCGTTGGGTCATACGACGTCCAATATTATAAAACGTATCCGTATTACCTTCAAAACTAGGTTTTACTCGGTTCTTAGAATGAAGAGTATATGACTTTCCTAATGTCATGCATAAATGATTACCTTTTTGTTTTATCATTGGTACCAATAAATATTCATCATCGATTCTCGCAGAGTCTGTTTTTAACGATTCGAATACTTGACTGATTTGTTTTTTATTATTTCTGGATATGACTGCCTCATATGTTGCTTGTTTGGAGACTGTAATGGAGGGTCCAAATTCGCGTTCTAACTCATCATTAATAAACTTCATGTCCGCAATCATTCTATCATAAAATTCTGAAGGAAAAGTCATACCACTCGTTCCTTGTACATGAATCAATAGATCAGGATGGGAACGAAGATGTTCTATAGATGCGATTATTTTTGTATTTTCTTCAACGGTTCTACGTATTTTTTGTATTAATCGACCATATTCATTTTCAAAAGGTGTTCCTGGAAAATAATCGATGATTGAATAATACGATCCATTTCCCGCTTTTAATACTTGTGTTGGAAAATCGATAGGTCGATCAAATTGACCTGTGAAAATACATCGAATGCCCAATATAATACATAAGACGAATACAACAAGATCACATGTCGACATCACCGCTGCCATATTTTGTTTCTTCATGACATAGTACAGTATCAAATAGATAATTACTTGAGATTTATCACCCCATTCCTTTATCACAGTAAAGATGGTTTTTTCAAGTATATGACCTGATTTTGTAAGAAAAGTATATTTTTTATTGTTTCCTTCCATATACATCATATCGGTTTCATAATCATCTAGTTGACATTTTCCAGATTCACACGGGCCGCACATAATATTCATCCTATATTGAAATGGAATTTCATCATTTGTGGTGGTTGCAACAATCGACGATTTTCCAAACCCAAGCGCCTCCATAAATTCAGGACGAATATCGATTGTAAATCCTGGAGGTGGCCAATTTTCTCCTGGTTTATTCAATGGATCAATGAATGATCCAAATGTAGAAATGGATCTAAATCCTGGTTCGATGAAATGATCTCCACCCATTCCCGATTCCCATAAATAGTTTGGAACAAGTATCTTCTCTTTATCCTGCAAACGATACAATTTTGTCCATGTACGTCTCGATAGGTTCGAGGATACCTGACTAATGATGGCATTTTCCCAATCATGAAGTTCATTAAAATTGGGAGTTCCAGATCGTGGATAAATATTTAACGATTGTAATAAGTGTATGTTAATTCCATCTTTGATAGAATCCAAATAGTTCCATCCTTGTTGCTCGGCAATCAACGCATCTTTATTTAGAAAGATGACGCCACGAATACTACGTAGTTCCGCAATTGGTTTACGATGTATCACCGTAGATCCCTGTGTAATGATAATTTCATCATTTACATAATCAATACGATATGTTTGTGCAGGGTTAGATGCTACCGCGGCAGAGGGAAGTCCCGCAGCACGAGCTGCCACTTTACTTGCCATCTACTTACTCACCACAATAAAATAATCTATTTAAACATCTTCTCTACTCTTTAACAGAATGGCTAACCCAGAGGAAGAGTGGTTTTCCATTGATTTGGAAAACAAACTCAATCGAAAAATCGATGCCCTCCAGCGCATCGTTCAGCAACAAACCGAACTCATTCAGAATATGTCCAATGAAATCAAACAAATGAAACAGCACGTCGGATCGCCCTGTAGTCATTTGTCATCTCAGAATGATCGAACTCATCAACTACTCGAAGAACTCAAAGTGATCAAACAACGTGAACTCAACATGATGCTACGGGAAAAAATTCCAGTTCCCTTCTTCTCCACCAAAAGCTCCTTCCCTCATCAAAATGCCGTATCCGTTCCTTCCCTTCCGAGTCCTTTATTTCTTGCTCAACTCAATCGTAGCCCCATTAAAAATTTAAATTTATAATCGAATAATAGAAATGAAATTCGATCAGCACTTTATTTTATCCGTGTTTCATTTGTTATTCATTGTTCCGCTGTTTCTCTACATCGGATTTCAACGCTCCGCCGTCCCTGAGTGGATTTATCTCGCACTCTTTACCATCGGATGTGTGGTATTCTTATATCATGGCATTAAATTGATCATGCGAATCCAGAATGGTTCCAGTTATTCATGGGTCAATGCCATCCATGTCCTCTTACTTGCCCCACTTCTGATCTATATCGGATATCATAAGAAAGAGACTCCCCGTTCGGCGTATGAGCTTCTCTTAATGACGGCCTTTGCCGCTCTCGGATATCACTTGTTTTCTATTGTCAAAGCGCTAAATCTCCATTCCGAACATAACGAGTAAATTTGATAGATAGAGTTCTCTCACTTCTAATAGAGATGTCCCAATTATACGAAGATGATGAATGCAATCAATGTATGCTCTATGTACAATTTGTAGCAAATGCCAATAAATGGAAATGTGTTATCTGCGATCTTGTCGAAGAAGGAATGGAAGATACTACCGAAACCTACAATATCATTTGGGGACGGTATCAATTACCATGTCAACATGAAGCCCATATTCGGTGTTTCCGAAAATGGTGTAAAATCAACGAGAGCGTAGGATGTGTTCTCTGTGGTATGATTGAACCTGTCGAATCCAATCGCTTTTGCAATCAATGTGAACAATACGGGCATTCACGGTGCTCATAAAAAACGTCCCTTTATTTTATGAGCATGTGTGCCAGTAAAAAAATAGATGATATTATTTTTCTAGGCAAGAATCTCTTGCAGTTTTTCATATTTTGAATCCGCTTGTTTCTCTGGAGTCTGGATGCATCCCTTGCAATGATAATAGAAGGAACAACTGGATTGGAACTCGATATGGCATCCTTTGCATATAATTGTCTTCGTATCGGCATGGGTCTCCATGATCGCCTTGATTTCTTCCTGGAAGTGAACACGCAACGCATGAATCACACAGTTTCCCTTTGTCAGCGCTGAAAAGTTGCAGTCATTGAACGGGCATGTAAACTTTGTTCCCTCCTCTTCCACTAACTCAGGGTGCTTCGAACGCATATGGAGATCCAGTGTCTGTTTCTGAAGAAACCCCTTATTACACGATTTGCAAACATGATTCAATTCATCCAGGTGTTTCTTCATATGATAATGCATCGAATTCTGGCGTTGTTTCACAACGTTGCATTCGGGGCAAACAAAGTGACCGTCCTCGTTCTTGATATATTTCAGTGTCATGGTTTTGGTGTCTTTTTTTAGATCGACCGGTGCTTCAATTTTTTTAATATAGTGTTCGATTTGCCAAACATTATTTATGCAACTCAGTAGTCATGTTTTTAATCGTTGGCCCTGGTGGAAGCGGACAAACTTATTTTATGGAATTCTTGAAAAAACAGGGGATTGACACCAATGCATCAAATGATTGCGACCGGCAAAAACATCTGTCTTCGCCTGCGGGCGTGGATAAGAAACGGGCATACAAGGGGTGCATTTTCTTATTTGGCCATCCTTATTACACACTCATGTCCCATATGCGGCGATCCTGGGCGTGGCTTCAATGTGGCAAACTGGGAAATCCATTCAGTCTTTCAAAAGATGTGTCTAACAATCTTACGTTATTAAAAGCCAAAACGATTATGGAAGGTCGCGACGTATTTGGCATCGAACATCAGTTCACCCAATGGTCCGGCGCGACCCTCGATTGCCCTCTGTTGTTCTTGGATTTTGCGGATGTTCTTTCCTCTCAAGAGACGCTGAACGCATTCTTTGGAAAAACACTGAATTTTACTGGCTTCCAGATAAAAGAACGAAATTCATACGAAATGGATGCCGATCTATTTCCCATCTATGAAGAACTGTACCAGCGAATGAGAAATAATCTCTCCGACAAGTAGAACCATGTCCCACATTCCTGCCGTTGGATCCAAAGCTCAAGTCTTTCACGGAACTGCCAAACACACCCCAGGAGGTCTCACCAAGAAAGACCTCATGAAGCACCACGGTCGCATCATTTCGCGTAAGAAGCACGCCGCGGGCAAGAAGGCCATCAAGCACCTCCGCGCGCTCGGCTACATCGCCAAGAAGGGAACCTTCCGACTGATGTCCAAGTCGATGGCCAAGTCGAAGTCTCGTAAGACTCGCAAGGCTCGCAAGTAAACTCGTTATCTAGCGGTATTTTCCAACCCTAAGATAGAGAGATGTCTGAAAACATAAAGCAGGTTCTTAGACAACAAAGTATGAATCCATCGGGTGCAAATGCATCTGTTGCGAATGCGTCTGGTGCAAATGCGTCTGGTGCGAATGCGTCTGCTGTAAATGCATCTGTTGCGAATGCAGCTGGATCCAAAAGAGGTCTGGTTCCCATTCCTGGAATTATGGATAAAATCAAAACTGCGCTGGGACTTATTTCGGAGATGCGTAATTCAACTTCTACCCAAGCAGAAAAATCCGGAAATGCAGCGTCAAATGCTTTAAATAAAGCACAAAAAGTTGCATCGGAGGTGGAACAAAAATCACATGAAATTGAAAATTTACAAACGACATTGGAGGCAAAGAAGAAGGCTCATACTGAATCAATTGAATCTGGTAAAAGAGAACTTGCTACATTGAAACAAACGCTAGAAGAGAAAGTTAAGGATGAGTTAGAAAAGGCTCGTACTACACACGAGCAAGAAGTAGCAGCCGCCAAGGAAAGATTAGAAAAAGAATCGGAAGAAACTCTTGCAAAGCGCGATGCTGAAATTAAGGATGCTCAAAAGAAGCTAGAAGAGGAGCAACAACAAGAAACAAACGAAATTGCACGCCTTCAATCTGAAATTAAAAAAGCGATTGCTGAACGCAATGATTTAGCAAAGCGTGCCAACATTGAAGCCGATGCTGCTGCTAAATATGCTATTGCTGCTGCATCAAAGAAGATGGCAAATTATGCCAACAATAGCAAAGTTGGTTCACTTCCAAATATTAATAAGAACCACCCAGAACAAGTAGCGGCAATGAATGAAAGAAATGCTCAGATGAAAGCACTTAATAGTGTAAACCCAAACAAAGTATCACAGCCAAGTTTAAATGGTGGTCGCCGCTCATTTCGTAAGACACGTCGTGCATTGAAAAAGAACGGAACCAAGCGTCGTTAATTCCTTTCATTACAATAGATGAAACGTAAAACACTTCGTCAACGAAGTAAAGCACTTCGCACACGAAGTACACGAAGATCCGGTGGAAAACGTACCGCCAAACAGATTGTCCGACAACGTAAAATCGGTGCGATCTATGCGGAACTTTCCAAGATCAAAGCCAAACAGGCCATGCTTCTTGTCGATCGGCTCCAAGGGAAAATATAAGTTATGATTCGATTTTAAAAATCGTATGATAACGTAGTATGCGTAGGCGAACGCGAGGTGGAAGAAACATACCAACCCTTCAACGCAGGGTAACCCGACGAAAACAATCGGCCAATCTTGCCCTCCAAGCAAAAGAAAAAGCACATGAAGCCATGGAAGAATCACAAAAACTCCAACGACAAATCCAGGAACTATTGAGTGGACAACAAAAAGAATTCAACTTACAAGAACTGGTTCTACGTATCATTCATCTAAGTGGAGAAAAACCGATTGTTAATTTGGATGATTATTTACGTATTGAATTTGATCCTCGACTTGTTCATGTTTTGGACGAGCAAGCAAGAATCCTATCAAATCATAAACAACATAATCAATCCTATATTAATTTTAAAAGAAGTGTCCTTCAACAAACATTAGAACAGGCCGATGAGTTGTCTATGAATACCAATTTGGCGCTGCGATTGTCGGCTCTCACTCCTTTATCGAATCGTCCAAATGAAATGTCAAATGAAGAAGCAAATATCGAATTCAAAAAAATCAAATCGAAAACCAATCATAATGTGCTACCTCCTCCAAAAGAATCGGCGCGCTCTGTACAATCTACCAATTTTCTTTTGGAACGTATGACATTGGCCATTCAAGTCGCGCAAGAAATGGAACGTATGACCTACAATAAAGTTTCCTCCAAACCTGCCATTCGTACCCCTCTTTCTTTACATGATCGAACCATTCTTACCGAGAATGACATTCATAAAATGGATCATGTGACATCTCATGATCCTGCCTATTCCAATCCCATTCGTAAAATGATTGGTCTTAAAATTTTTTCGGAACATGGACCCGATATTTTTGCAATTTTTCAATGGATATTGGACGCCACCGACCATGCATGGCAGGAAGCCGCTCATTCGGTTGAAGATTATCAAAAGAATCTTTCTGTTCCTCAACCCCTCTTACAATGCACCCTTCATCAACTTCATTGTCAAAAAGCAATTTATAATCTCTCCATTCGCGTTCCTGTCATGAGACGTCATAAACTCAAAAATACTCCATTAGGTGATACAGGAATGATACGATACATGAAAGAAGAATTGACCAAATGGGAAGCCGTGGAACGCAGTTTACTGACAAATACACCTGTCAATTCTCCCGATCTTGTTCATGTTTATCGTAAACGTCTGGAACGATTGGAAATCATTGAATGGTTGGCAAAACACACTTCTTCTCGTGGTAATTCCTTCTTTTCTACCTACCAAGACGACTTGAAACAAACCCATGCGTGGCTACGAAAAGGTCATGTTGCACAACTTGTCAATCATCATGAACGAGAGATTTCAGCCGCGGCACCGAAACCATCTATTTCTATCAAGCCCTCCCCTATGAAGGTTGAAACTCGACCTGCTACTGGATGGAATCGACACGCGTATCAAGCTGCAATTCATGCTAGACATGGTCTTCCTCCTCCCCCTAAAAAATAACCCCTAAGTAGAACATGAGACGAACTCGACGATCCGGCGGAAAGCCACCGAAAAAATCATCTGCAGAACGAATCCATTCTGCTAAAAAAGCAATCCAGCGCCGCCGTGGAACTCGTGCCGCACACAACGCCGCTCGTGCTGGTGCGGAACGTATGGCCATTGCCGAAGCAGCTGCGGTAGAAGCTGCACATCAACAAGCGATTGCCGATGCCGAAGCCGAAGCCCAGCGTGCTGCCGATCGTGCTCGCGAAGCAGCCGAACGTCTTGAATCACTTCGTCGTTCGATTCCCGCCAGTGCTCTTGGGGTTAATCCAAATGCTTCGCCATTTGTATCACAAATTCCCAGATCGACATTGCGTGCACAGGCTGCGAGTTTTGTACCACATCGTGCACCTACAAACAACGCCATGCGTGAAATGGCTCGAGGAATGGCAGATCAGGAGCGATTTGTTATGAGTTTTCTATAATTCCCGAAATTGATCGGCAAGGATACCAAACAATTCCACCAATTGTGGATTCGTTAGTGCATCCCCTCCCTTTTTCGTAATCGGATCATACCAAAACAGATTCCCTCCCGTCGATTCCTCATCCACCTTCGACCACGCCAAACCCGCTGACGCCACCCGAAGTTCCTGCAAGATCTCCTTGTGCTCCTTCGGCGAATACGATGTTCGATAGATACTTTGCAGTAGTTTATAGACATAATCCACATACGGAACCGTTAGTTCTTCGATCGGTGCAAAGAAGATCGCATCATAGGGTCTCACCTGAATCACCGAAGACGACGTGAAATTCACCAGCGTCATGGACCGATTCAACTTCGACCATACTCCATCCGGAATCACAATGTCTTCCGTTATAATCAAGAGCGGTTTTGGAGCATACGTCATATACGTCAGAGCTAACGTCCAATCACTCGAGTCCTTCACTTGAAACATGGCGTCATAGGCCAACGGAAGATACTTGCTGATCGAAAAGGCCGTTTTGGAAAGCACAATCCGTTTCTTGAACGGCTCCCTCAGTTTCACCACCGCGTCGAGAATCGGAGGATGTCCCTTTGGAAACGGACCCTGACACAGAATTCTGCATCCATGAAGATTGGTATTAAAAGCATCAATCTTGATGGATTCCATCTCTTCTTTCTTTAAGGAGAAACAAGAGAGTTGTTTAAACACGAAATTAAGTCCATCTTATGATCAGATTCTCATCCAATGTTATGGAGCAATCAATGAACATTTTACGAAGTTCTTCCAGTAATCGCGGATAATATACTTCCTTCTTATGCAACGATTCATCCAGCCATTTGGAATTACGAATGTTTTTCCGCATGTACTCGAAATTGGTTATATAAAACACGGTGGTTTCAGGTGTCTTACGCTCCATATATTCTTTGAATTCCTTAATAATCGATGCAATCGTGTACGAAAGATGCGCTTGCAGTTTCACCTCGTCTTCCTCCCGTTGATGCTGTATGAGATCAAACGCAAGAAGTTTCTCTCGGGTGATGGGAAATTTCATTATCTTTTTATGAAGAGATCGCTTTAAATATATCATAAAAAGAGAATGAACGCGTTGTTTCCCTATTTCAAGGCCACCGCTGTGTTAGTGCTCGTTGATATGTTCTGGCTGTCTACGGCTGGAATCTTCGGTCGTGCTATGATGGAACGTATTCAAGGACAACCCATTTCCTTTCGCTACGTATCTGCAATCATTGTCTACCTTTTTCTCGCTTATCTTCTTCTCGAAACCACATCCTATCAACAAGCGTTTTTGCGTGGGTTGGCGGTGTATGGAGTCTACGAATTTACCAATCTTGCCGTCTTTGAACGATATGATTGGAAGTTCGCGATCGCCGATACCATCTGGGGAGGTGTCCTACTCGTTTGTGCACGGTACCTGTTGAAAAATGTCTTCTAGACATTGACACCTTCGGTTAAAAAAATATAACATATCTTTTATTTTACTATTTTTTTAAGAATACTTGCTACGAACCGGTGCAAATGCATTTGTCAGGAACTGAACCACATGCAGGAACAAGAGAATCTTGAACAACGTAAGAATGATGGTTGGAATTTCAGTAGGCTTGGGACGAAGACGCTGAAGACGCGTTGAATCCGATCCCGATGTTTCGGAACCCAGTGAATCTGTTTCACTTTCCTCTTCACTCGGCGTTAGAAGTGCCTTCAATGCCGCATCGCATCGTGGACAAGTCGGTCGAGGAAACACCGCAATCATCATATCCTCATCCTCCTCGGTCTCCTCCGAATTTTCCGATTCATCCTTTGACTCATCCGTCTCGGTCTTTGAATCCGTATTCGATTCATCCTCCTCATCCGACGAAGAGATCAACGGCGGCATATCCTCCTCTGAATCCGACGTCTCTACTGGAAGATCGACCTTCAAATTCGAAATCGAAGTGGAGAGTATCTCCTGTACCGCCGCCAACGTCTCCTGTACCGTTGGAACCGGCTGAGGAGAATCTGACTCTGACTCCAACTCTTGATCTTGCTCTTGATCCACCGCTTCCTTTGCAGGCTCCGCGGCCTCTGCTGGCTCCACTGGAGGAACCTCCTCGATGGGAGGAATCTCCGTTGTCGCAGACACGGGAGCAATGATCGGCGAATCGCCTACTGGATCCCATGTTCCATCGTTAATATCGTTCTGGGAGGTTGCGTCAATATTGTTTGAAGTGGTTGCACCCATGGATGAATCAGCTGACATTCTACTAGTTTGATGATTTTCATATTTAAGCTCATCGTCATCAAATTTTATTAAATTTGACTTATTTTAGCTGTCTTATCATAAGATATCCATGATTGTATCCGGTAAGAATGCGTCTTCTGGAAAGATTGCAACACATTTCATTCCCGTTCCTGACACGGTTCTTTACATTGGATCCGAATGCAACGACGGAAGACCCATAACACATTCCTGGAAGTACAAAGAAGCCATCCGTCGCGGCGTTCCCATTGTTTCTACTGAATCTACCAATTCCAATCCAAAAACAGTCAAAACATCCTTTACTACCGCGTACAAACCAACTTCTTTGAAAGAAGTCATCGGCCATAAAGATTCCATTTCTACCCTTTCCCAATGGCTTTCTACTTGGCCTACTCAAGGTCTTGCCACTCTTATTGTAGGTCCTCCTGGAATTGGTAAAACAACAACCGTGCACTTATTGGCCAAAGAATTCGGATACGCCGTCACCGAATACAATGCATCCGATACACGATCCGTCTCCATGTTGCGCGGACTCTTGGCGCTCGGCATGAAACGACTTCGCAAGGAACTCATCGTTATGGACGAAGTCGACGGATTCACCGCACAAGAACGTGGTGGCGTGGGAGAACTAGCCGATCTCATTCGGAAATCCAATCTACCCATCATCTGCATCGCCAATCAATTGGTTCCCAAACTGGCCCCCTTACAAAAAGCGTGTGTTCTTGTCAAGTTCAGCCGTCCTGTCAAATCCACGATTGCCACTGCGTTATTGGCCGTGTGCAAAAAAGAAGGCATCTCGAAATCCAAGGCGGATCTGGAAGCGTTATGCGAACAGAACGGAAACGATATCCGCTCTCTTCTCAATCAACTCGAGTTTGGATCCTCCTCTTCCGAAAAAGATTCCAGTCTCCGTCTCGATCTATTTTCCGCCACCCAGAAACTGATGTCCAATCGTCGTCTACCTATTTCCGAAGCCGAGGAGTTCGTCTACGTCGATTATGGAATGGTCCCCTTAATGGTCCAAGAAGCCTATTTGTCCGCCTCTCGCTCCTTAGATGAAGCCGTCGATGCATCCGAACAAGTTTCCTTTGGAGATCTCATCAGTCGCCGACAATGGCATACCCAAGATTGGTCTCTCCTTCCCCATGTCGTTCATTCCACCGTTGCAACCTCTCGCAAGATATCAGGTCCTTGTCCGTTCCAGATCTTCCCTAAGCTTCTCGGTAAAAATGCCACGCGCGGCAAACATCGGCGATGGATGGAAGACATTGGACGCTCCCGTGGGCGATCCGCTTCCGCCATGCGTCTCGAAGAAACGGATGCCATTCAAACCATCTTGTTGAAACCGCTTTCCTTGCTGAAAGGAGAGAAGGGCGATTTACCTGCCATTCAGGCGATCATTTCGCGCATGGATGCCATCCGAATTAGCCGAGATCAACTCCTGGAAGTATCCGAAACGGTGTTTGAATCGATCGAGATTCCTACCAAAGTTAAGACCATGTTTACAAGAGAATACAATAAGGGGCATTCTGTTGTTAAAGTAAATGACACTGTCGAAGAAGAGGAAGAAGAGGAAGTCGAAGTCATTGAAGATTAAATAAACGGGTCATGTGCCCATTGCAAAAGCGCTTGGCGACTCACCACGCGACACGAAAGATCGCCCTTCTTACAATTCGCCTTAATCTGACCCGCATGTCTCACAAATGCCTTCCAGCGTTTGATTTGTATTTGATCTAACTCTGGAATGCGTCTCCCCATCCAATATCGACAATACCATTGAAACCATCCTCTAATGTCATAATTGACAAATGAATCTGATAATAATGGATGCTGTTTCGCAACATGATTTCCCTTATTGGGAACCCATCCGTTTCCTTCCCATTTGTCCAGATTCTGTCGAGATTTTACCTTGAATTGATTGATAGATGGATTGGCTCCTTCTGGAGACAACTTCCCTTTTTTGATGGCTGGAAGAAACCATTCTTTAGGAAACTCAAGAATGCAGTCATTCAAGTACTTTCCTTCAAACACCCCCATTTCCAACATCTCCGCTGGCGTATAGACTGGTTTGAACTCGGGATGGAAATTCTGACCAGGATTCTCTTCCAAGACATATTGTCCTTTTTCCATTTTATTGTCGACCGTAATCTTGGATCCTTTTTTATAATCTTTCATCGAATTCCCTTTTGATTCTAGGATCTTTACCATATCATCCGTGGTTTTAATCATCAGAATACGTTTGTCTTTGAAATGCATTCCTCTCTTGTATTGTGATAAAATTTGATTTGATTTCTCTCATGGAAAACAGGCATCCATGCAACGTTATACTCCTCCCAAACCTGCTCCCCTGCCCGCCGATTTTGACGAATTTTATGCATCTCTCACGCCTGAAGAAAAGGAACTTCATGCGTTAGCGACCGAATGGCTCGGATCCTCCTACTTTATCCAGTGGACCCATATGTATACGAAGTGGTCAAAGGAGAAAAAGAGTCGTTCTGATGGATCCAAGGCAAAGTGAATAAATTATGTAGAATTATATCAAAGCAGAATAGAATGCTTACAATACGGCGATACAAAGGGTATTTGATTCCCTGTATTTTTATCATAATTCTTATGGCGATAACCATCTATGTTTCTTTTATCCATCCCTCCATAAAATTACATACCATTGCCGATGAAACATTTCTTAAACAATTTATGAAAAAACAATTTGATGCCTGTAATGATCCTTCTCTATTTAATGTACTCACCAAACGTTCTGGATCCATGTCATTAGATTATTGGTACATGTATTATTATCTACCTTGTAAAAATTACACCTTTTACACACTCTTCAACAAAGTAAATCGTTTCACCGATGAAGTTAATCTATGTATTTATGGCGTAGAACATTCTACTAACCAGCCCTTTCACTACATTATTCCCATGCACCAAAAGGATATTCGTATTGAATCCACTACGAACCAAACCATTGTTCAAAAAGATAACGTATTCCGGTTTTCAATTGACTATCAATCCAATCGATTTACCTATGATGTTCATCATCCTGGAATGGAAGTTCATTTGGATATGAAAGGAACTGATTGGAATACCAATTTTGGTTCTTTTTTCCCACGATATCAACCTCTACGATATTTATTTGATATTGATTCGCATGTCAATAAAATCGTGGATGGATACGAATTTAAACATGAGAATGAATGGTTTGTGGATTCTCCTTGTACTGGAGATCTTGTCTCTGGAACCATCAATGGAATACCCGTCGGGCCTGGAATGATGTGGTTTGATACCTATTCAGGAACCAATTACCATTTTCTTGAACCCTACTCATGGCTATTGATCCACAACGATGACTGGCTTATTTATCTCCTGCAATACGACGTCGCTCCAAAGATTACTCCCATGTTAATCAAAAATAAAAGGGATCAACGATGGTTTTATAGTGGAGCCGCCCAATCGAAAATTATAGAACCGGCTGGAACCATTATTCGAGCATTGGAACCCCTTTCCTATACCATTTCCACCGAGAATGGATGGGGAAGCAATGTGGCGGCAACCTTCGTATCCAATGAGATTCGTATCTCCATTCGATCAAAACCGAATACGATTCTTCCTATTTTCCAATATAAATATTACGATAGTTCCAATCTAAACCCTGAATCGTTATCCAAAGACGATGCGCAATATTACGACCTTCTTCAATCGATTCGATTTGATGAATATACCTGTCAGGCAGAGGTTGACATTGAATACGATGGAAAACAAGAACATTTGGATACACGCATGTTATACGAAATTATGCATCGGGTATAATCGCCATACAGAATAGAGTCAATGTGTTATTCACCCGAAATGTCTATGGGGTTCGCCCTTCTCGGTGTGGCGGCCCTCATTTATATTCAAGATAGCAAAAAAGCCTATCTTTCCTTTGTCATTCTGTTCTATATCCTTATGGAACTTCTACAAAGCGTTCAGGCCTATCTCGTGAATGATTGCGAAAATCGATGGAATCGTCTTCTTACCGAAGTCGCCTATCTCTTCGTGGTTGCCCAGCCTCTTCTCTGGAACTTTTACTTTTACAGCAATTCCTCTTCTGCCGAATCAGGCTTATTCAAAGCGGGCATCGGTCTTTCCATCGGATGGATCATATTTAGCGTATTGGGAAGACTCCTCTACGGAACGGTTCGCCCCATGACCGAAGACGATAGCGTGTATACGGGAAATAAGGTATGTACCTACAAGGGCTCCTCTCATTTGTATTGGAAATGGACCAGTGCCAATCTGGAAGATTTCAATGCAACCTTTATCATGCACTTATTGATTTGGTTTATCCCAGCCCTTCTTTCTTCTTCCCATCGAATCACTGCTACGATCATTCTGATTGGTGCTGTACTAAGTGCAGGTCTAACCGCTTACATGGGAGACATCAAAGGGTTTACCGCCGCATGGTGCTACATTAGTATTCCAATTCTTGCCATCATGATTGGTGTTGAAAAATAAAATGAATGTTTTCTATATTGTTAAGATCGTATGGATATTAACAATATAAGTAGATTTGGATATTTACTTCTGACGACGGGTTCTCTGACGACGTGAACGATGACGTCTTGTCGATCGTTTTCCACCCAGATGCAAACGTTTAAATGATTCGATATAGGCGTTATATGCATTTATATTAATTTCTTGATTCACCGATCCGTAATTGGATTCTAACCATACCTTTACACCCACCGGATCAGAGAATGAAACACTTCCCACGGAAGTATGGATGGTAATCCCATTATACAGACCTTCAAGTTCTTTCCAATATTTTTTGTGGATCAATGACAACATAACATCATGCAACTTCTTTACCACCTCTACTTTTTCTTCCCATTCTTGCTTTGTTTGATCGTTGTTCGCCATCTATTTATCGGAAACAATTAATGAATCCGCTGGATACGTTTTGAGAATCATTTGGCGTGCCACGTAGCTCGGGTGCGAAAGATCTCTTGAATCACGCGATTCCACATATTTTTCCACATTTGGAAACTTTGCGATCTCTGCAAACTCATCCCGCCATTTCTTCATAAACTCGGATCCCTTATTGCACGCTACGAAACGGGTATCCTGTTTGAACAACGAACACTCCGCGTACTTGGGAAACATCCAATCATCCAGTGGTTGCGTCAGGAATGTGGTGGGATCCAGCCACACTCCTCCATGCTCTACCAACGTCCATAGCTGAATCACATCCTTCAAATAATCCGGATTTAGATCCGGATGTGTTCGAATTTCTTCTGGAATCGTCGTATACCCCTGATACGTTTTCTTGGTTAACAAAATGATTTCATAGTCCGGATTTAAATGGCCCCACGACTTCATGCATTCTTTTGCATGGTCCGATAGGCATTTGTAGGGATCAAGATGATCCGGTTCTTCCCAATACGTCCAGATCTTTCTCGGTGCTTGGTTATACGTTTTCTTCTTACGAAAGGCGATACCATACCCAACAAGGATCAAAAGGACAAGTACCATGAGAATCTCATTCCCCATTTGTTTGTACCCTGAATAAAAAATTGAAGCATCATAGGCGGTTAGAATAAAAGACAACCATGATGCCCCTTGCTATTAAGTCAAAACCCCGTTCCTCCCTTGGACCTCTTCCAAAGTCCCTTCTCCAACTGATCATTCGGAGGGCGGCGGAGACTCAGACGGTTCCACCGCAGACTGTTCAGACTCCCTCATAGACTTATGAATCCAATACGATCCCATTGAAACGATTCCTGCTACCAAAATTCCACGATCTGCCTTCTTTCCTTGTATACTTGGTGCATAAATCGCATGAATATGACGACGAGCCGTAGCGTACCATGTCGACAACAATCCAAATGCAATCAAGAATGATCGTCCCATCTGAGGTAAACCAATTAGAAACACAGGAACCACGTGTAATAAGATATCTCCCGTCGCAGCAATTCCGATACGTACCATATGCGGTAATGCAAATCTATGCACGCTTATAAAAGAATCCACCAACTCTCCATACGTTCGAACAAGATCTCCAGAAAACCATATGGTAGAAACCACTACTAAAATCAAAAACGTCGATGCACGGACGACATCTTGAACGCTTTCAGGTAGCCAACGAAAAAGCAGAACAAAGATCAAATTAAGATTCGTATACATGGAAGCAAGGCGTTTCCACATCTAACATAGAATACAACTATTTCTTTTCTTTTCTACATCCACTTTTGGCTCCATCGGTTCAGTTTGTTCTGCCTTATCTACATGCATAATCGGTTCAACCGGTACAACCTTAACAATTGGTATCACTTTCACAACATCACATCCAATCTCTGGCTTTCGACGCTTCTTTTTTTCCATTCGATCCATCTCCTATTCACTACAAATCTAAAGAATGGCTAATTCAAAGAGGTAGACATGACTAAAATTACGATGTCGGACGGCATCGGTTTCGTTGAAATCCTGGAAACATTCGGAGACGATTTGACAGTGGTGAACGCCGCACGCGTTTCCTTTGATAAAGTATCCACCGAGTTAACCGAGGGTGATAAGAAACTCATTAACTACCTGGCCAAGCACGATCACGTTAGCCCTTTCTTCCATCCACAAATTCGTCTACGTTTGAAAATGCCCATCTTTGTACTGCGCGAATATTTTAGACATCAAATTGGTCTTTCACGTAATGAAGTGAGTCGTCGTTATGTCGATACTGCCCCTGAATGCTGGATTCCACAACCAGATGAAATCCGAGAGCGTGATCCTAAACTGAAGCAAGGTTCCAAATCATCTGCAGTAGATAATTCGGATGAAGCATGGAACCTCATGAATGATCAAGTTCAATCTGCTCTTCGAACCTATGACGAGCTCCTTAAAAAAGGGGTTGCCCCAGAGGTTGCTCGTGCTATTCTCCCTCAAAGTATGTATTCGCTAGTATACGAAACAGGCTCTTTGGCAGCGTATGCTCGTATTTGTAATCTTCGATTGGATCCAACTGCGCAAAAAGAAATTCGAAATTATGCTACCGCAATCGATACATTAATGAAAAGTAAATTTCCTGTTTCATGGGAGGCTCTTAGTGCAAAATTTAAGGGGACGATTCAAAGTAGTTAGAATCGATACCTATATACATAACAGTAGGAATATCCATACTGGTTATTTGGTGTATACATTCTTTTAATTTACTATCCCAATTATCACTATTTGATAATACATTCTTTTGTAGAATACGAATAACGTGTTTTTTATTATCGTATGCACATTTCATCTTATATTTATCTAATTCAAGTTGTTCCGTTGGAGATCTCCAATTACTTACTTGTCTAAAATGTTGAGGCCCATCTAATTCAATAATAATATTTTTATATTCAAAATCAAATGGTAAATGTCTATTTGTTTTTGGATTAATGCACCAATCATATTTAGGCTGGAATTTGATACTAGAATACTCTTTTATTAACCAATCATATAGTATCTTTTCAGTTTTATTCTTACAATATGGACATCCACTATTTGAATACACGATTGATAATAATCGTGTAGAGTATTCGCAATTACAACGACTACATATAAATAAATATTTTTTATCTGTTTTTTTAAATACATCACGTGGGTTAAGTACATTATTGGTAGACCATTTATCAATACATTTATGACTTGCAAATGATTTATCATAACACATTTTACAATCGTTCGAATCACACATTAATACACTATTTACACAACAATAAGGACACCATGAATCTCTATTGATATTATTTAAAGCAGCACTAAAACTGTGATGACATGTATCACAATTGAATATATACTTTTTACTGCTACATTTTCTCACATCTCTTGGTTTGATTGTATTTTCAGTTGACCAATATTTGGATCGTGGATGAATTGCAAATGATAAATTGAAACAGATTGTGCATTCATTGTTGTCGCACAATTTATTAGAGCAATATTGACACCATGCAATCTCAGTATTAACCTTATCGGGTGATGCACTAAATAAATGTGTACAACTATTGCAATCAAATAAATATTTAGAATGCGTTTTCTTTAAAACATATCTAGGTGAAATTGTATTTTTTGTAGACCAATACTTTGATTTTTCACAACTTATAAAACTTTTATTATAACAGAATATACACTCCATATTATCACATAGTTTATCACCATTACAATATCCGCACCATTGTCCATTTGAAATATTAGCTATAATAGATTCAAATTCATGACCACATGTTTCACAATTAAATATAGCTTTTTTATTACTAAACTTTAGTACGCTAGTTGGATTGATTTCATTTTTGCTTGACCAATATTTTGATTTTTCATAACTCGCAAATGATTTTTCATACGGTATACTCATTTGAATTATGATCTAATAGTTATATAGTAGATCATAATTTAAGTTTGCAGCAGACATTTTAATCCTACACCTAACTAAAATGATTCGTCCTCTGTTGGATACGGAGTATGTTATTATCAAACAACTGTTTCTTTCCCTCTTTTATTCCACGGATGAATTTCGTAAAGTCTGGGACTCCCGATTCAAAGAAGCATCACTCGGCATCTTTCAGGGTGGCGGTCTGATCGGCTTTGCACTCGTTCGTGGACATAAACTCGAATACATTTGTATCGATGAACACCATCAAAACAAAGGTTGGGGGTCCATCTTATTACAGTCCGTTCTTTCGATCTGTCCAAATCTATATTTGATTCCCGTGGAAAATCCTGCTGTCTGTCGATGGTATGAAAAACAGGGATTCCATCTGGAAAATTCAGCGGCACGCCGATATGTCCGTCATACCCATCATTTGAGGAATGAAAAATAAGATATTGTATTTTTTACTTGAATTCGCGGTTTGGAAATTTCACCTTCATCCACTCTTTCATATTATTTGTCCCCATCATTGTATTACACCCTTTGCAGATGGGACGGAGATTATCGGGTGCCGTTTGACCTCCCTTGCTTTCTGCAATGACATGACCTACTTCAAAGTTGAGCTGTGTCAACTCCATGATTCCACAACATACACACTTTGCGGACCCCACCTCCTTCGTAAAATGTGTATTCCATACCTGTTCTCGTAATGATTTGCACACGGATGCTTTTTTACCACGTCTCGGTGGATCAAGACCTTGTGATGGTTCCATTTTTTTAATTGCTTCTTCAAACTCTTTCTCGATAGTGGAAACATTTTCTAGAAAGGAGTTCATTGCCACTAGATTGTTTAGTGTTGAATGACATAGGGTCTCGTCCGAAAGGGATGCCCTTGCAAATGGAATCATGAACTCTGGTTTTACCATATGTTCCCGCCTAGACGCATCGCTTTTTCTCCAAAGAATGGCCCAGATGAGAAGAAAGGAGATCGTCATTTTGGTATGCAGTTCAGTCAGAGGACGAATAGAATCTAGAAAGGCTTCCAGTTGAGTCGGGACAGATTCATCAAAATCCTTATTGTGCAACATTTTTTTGCCATTTGTAGTTGCAATAATAGAATATTTAGGATCATGACTTTTTGATGCAAATACACGCAACATACGTAGCAAATCAAACAACCAGTTGTTCTTTTTGGATTTGAGATGGGATGCAATCCGATCTCCAAGACGCTGTTCTATATTTTCAGATACTACCCACTTGCAGAAAGGAGTATCTTGATTTTTGAGTTTATCGCACTGTGAAATACTGCTTCCATTCTGGTATTTATTAAAGATGGCTTTTCGCTGCTCAAAGGTAAGATGCGTCTTGATCATTTGAGCAACGACTGTGTAATTTTTAAATCGATGCTGTTCACGTGCCGTCATAAACCGATATTCCTTTCCTTTTTTAGCGTATTTCCGATTTAATTCCTCCACATAGGTTTTGAATTCGGGCATCTCCTTGTAGAATACGTATTCGGTTTTGATGATTTCTTCTGTTTTTTCGTCGATCATATCGATTTTCCATGCGAATGGTTTGACTGGGTTTCCCTCCGTTGGAGGAGTTTGTTCGATGTATTTTTGAACGGTATCCAATCGGTTTTGTCCATCAATACATTCCATTGGATCAGCTTCATAGTTGTAAATCAGAAAGGCAGGCATGGGGCATCGAGTCATAATTGTATGAATCAGTTCTACTTTTTGTTCCTCCTTCCAGCACAAGTTTCGCTGATACGCAGGTCGAAGATTCAATGTTGCATTCTCTAGATACATTCGATAGAATGCATCTACACTCAATAGTTCGTATGGAGGCTGAGAATCAAATACAACGGAAGCCATGGATAATTGCGAGTGAGTGGGATGACTTATCATCTGATACACACTGTCTTCAAATTTTTTTGATGGTGCGTAAAATTGATCATCCATTTCTTGCTGGAAATAGCTAGCCATGGGTCATCTCTCCCTGATCATTGGATGCATGTTTGCACAAAAGACTACCGAACTCCTCCGCCGCATTCGACGTTATCAATCGATTGGTTATAAAGTCCTCGTTGCCAATTATGTCGGCGACAATCGATACGGAACCAATCAAATTGCATCCCACGACAAAGGATTTGAAAAGGCTGTTTGTGTCGATAAATTAGCCTCACTCGAATCCATGGTCCGATCCGGCGAATACCAGGTTCTCGCCATTGACGAGGGACAATTCTTTACTGATTTGTTTGAGAAAATCACCTCATGGGCGGATGAACTACCCATCCACATTGTTATTTCAGGTCTCGATGGAACATCCAATCGCGAACCATTCGGCGACATCCTGCGTCTTATCCCCCATGCAGAAGAAGTTCTGCGTCTGAGTGCATTTTGTTCCGTTTGCAAAGATGGAACCATCGCAGTATATTCCCAATACGTCGCCGCCTTCCATAAAAAAGATGTTCTGATCGGCGGTGCCGAATCCTATCGCCCCGTTTGTCGCAAACATTACTTGGATGTTTAAGCAAAACGTTATACGAAGTCCATAATAAAATAATATATGATATTTTTTGTTATATCATACTAGAATGGTATATCGTAAAACACGTAAACCACGCAAAACACGTAAACCACGCAAAACACGTAAACATATTGGTGGTAAAATACATTTTAAATCAATACCGGTTGAAATTAAAAATGCAGCCATGTATGTTTTTAATCCAGATCGAAATACCGTTAAACAACAGATTGATGAACTATTACTAACTATTTTAAATGAAGCAAATATCACTCAACATTTAGCAAGCGGAACCACAAAAGTTGTATATAATGTTGAGAATCCATTATTGGTATTCAAATTGGTGATTCTTAATACTTCATTGTTTGAAAGATTTGTAAAAGAACCATTGTATATGATAACCCATCCTGACATTTGTAATCCTCCCCTCCATCCGTTCACAGTATATGGAAATAATATAACTCCGAATGAGAATTATACCATTGTCCATAAGGATGATATTGCTAGTTATGTTATTATGACATGGTATGAAGAAAAAGCATCTAAAACAAATACTAGATCTTTTACAAAAGATGAAAAAGAAGAAGCGATTGAATTTATAAAAAACACAAAGACTACATTGGAAAACGATGGATTTACCGATTTAGGTCAAATCAATATCGGATTATTCTCCACCGAGCCCAAATATCGATGGATTGATATTCAACCAATTGCCTAATTTCAATATTGTTATGTACTTTTAAAAGTTCTAATAAGATTTTAAAAAGTACATAGTAGAATGTCTCGCATCTACGACTCTTCCCAATTGACCAAGAGACGAGCCCAACAAGCCATCGCTGGTGGATTTTTAACAAGACATGGAAACCGCCCTCCTACTGGAATTAAGGATGCGTCCATCTTGAGCGAAGTCAAGGCGGGCGGTATGACCGAATTTATTCGCTACCCCACTTGCATCGGAATTAGCCCAGGATGTCCCTGTGGTCCTTTGTCGGCATCCCTTGTTAACCCACCCTATACACCATCCCTTCCTGGACAAGTATCGGGTATAACCTTTACGGTCGGATCCATTATTGTTTCCTGGAATGCACCCACGGTAGGAGATGGACCCTTTCAATATGTGATAACGCCTTATTTGAATGGCGTGGCTGGATCCTCCGTCACCACAAGTCAAACCACATATCGTTTTACCGGTTTACAAGAATGGCAACCCTACACGTTCACAGTATGTGCCACGAATGCTACAGGAACGGGACCCTTATTAACATCCCCGCCGTTCTTTGCCCCTCCCGCGAATTTGTCTACCGTTATGTCGAGTAGTTCTACCCAGGTGGACCCGATTCCTTCCCTTCAATATGTTATGAATGCTGCCATCGATTCCGGTCTTCAAACCCTTGCCGCCGCCAATATCGGTCCCACCCGATCTTCTCGCATGATGTATCTCTTGGTTGCCTCCATTGTTCAGGCATGGAATTGGGTTTCCAGTGAAACCCATCTTACTGGAGTAAACGACAACTGGGATTGGACCAACAATAAGGCTCCCCAACCTCTAATACAAAATGACTCGATTGTCTGGATCACCTGTGCAATTGATTACATTCGCTCCTTCTTCTCACCCTCTCCTTCCATTTATCATTGTCCTGCCGATGTTGTAGCACGTGTTCAGGCTGCAGGCAACTGGGATGGATGGATTACTGAATGGAGTTCATGGTATGCCCAACGCATGAACGACGGATCCACCGAGGCCACTTCAACTCAACCCACCGATTCCGCCAACTGGAATCAGACCATTGTAGTCGATGGATCTACCGTTTCGAACATTTCCGCGTTTCCTCAACCTCAACAGTGGACTCGTTTGACGGTAAAAGGAGTGGAACAAAAATATGCAACCTATCTTTGGAATACTGTTCAATCTACTTGCCTTACCTCACAGAACGAGAGTGATCTTGAAGGATCCATTTCTCCCTTAACCGGATCAGATCGTGATGCTGAAATTGATGTCGTCATGGACCTTACTTCCCAGTTGACCGACGAAGAAAAAGTCATTGCCGAATTCTGGGCTGGATCCGCGCCTGGTATCATGCCTCCTCCTCTGATGTCCATCTGGCTCTGGAAGGAATACATGCGCAGTACCTCTGTATCCTGTGGAGCCATCATGTTCTCTCTCTTGGATCTCGCCATTCACATGTTCGAGGGTGGCCGCATTACATGGGGACTCAAAGGTCATTTTATGCAAGATCGTCCCATCCAAGAAGTTCGCCGTCGTTATGCAGGCATGCAAATCCCTTCGTGGAACGGAACCATCGATGGATCACAATGGGTTCCCTACCAGTCGGCAAACTTTATTACACCTCCCTTCCCTGATTTTCCATCAGGTCATAGTCATTTTACCAAGGCGTTTGCCTTGACGATGACCAAATGGTTTGGTTCCAACATAACAAAGAATGCCATTACCTACGATCTAGAAACTCTCTTCTGTCCTTCCATTTCCTCCAATCAAACCGGATTATATGGCGATTTTGTCATTGGAACAGGAACATCGCTTGTTGAACCTGGTGTCGCACCTGCTGCACCTGTCGTTTTATCGTTTTCGACCTGGGATGATATGGCGAATCAGGCGGGTATGTCTCGTCTCTATGGTGGCATCCATACCGCGAACGCTCACTACGCTTCTCAGACCACCGCTGTGGCCGTCGACGGATTCATTAATTCCACGTGGAACATCACTCCATAAATTTCAAAATAAAAATTGAAATAAGTATGGCACTCTTATCATGATTAACGATGGAGACCCTTTCTCTTCATTTCCAGGACCATATCAAAAAGATAACAAGCGAAAAGAAATGGACAAATAAAAGCCGAATCATCGGAGAGGCCATGGAGGATTGTGCCATCATGATTCCCTGTCCGCTATGTCATTCTCATTCTCTCGTGAAGTATAACACCAATCAAAAATCAAAAGATGTTCATTGCACATCATGTCTCTCTCAAATTCAAATCAAAGCCACCAAATATACCAAAAAGAAACAAACGGTTCTTACGCTCTTAGGCGCAGAATACAGCACAACACGTGCTTCCATACAAGAAAATGACGTTCATTATCTTGTATTTCTTTATACGACTGACAATACCATACATGATATTCTCTTTATCAACCGCGAACATATAACCGATACATGTATTATCCCCAGAAAACCCTTATCGGCGACTGCAAAGCGAGCAGGATGGCAAGGATGTGTTCTTCGATTTGATACCTTTGTTTCCCTTAAACCACAATGTTCCCTGAAATAATCCTCAGGCGTTCCGAATAACTATACCACTTTCTCCATTGATCAATTCGCACCCATCCCTGTCTCACCGCTGCTGAAACACTCTGAATAAACGACGTGTACTCGCACTTTGGTACCGCACAATTATCATACAATACTGCACAATCCTCCACGGTCGCGACAAGAATGTCCTGACCCTTTTGGATACGAACCGCTTGATGAAACAAAAATAACCACTGACGAGTTGCCTGTCGTAGCTCTTGACCATACAATCCTCTCAGTGTTGGAACTGGGTTCCCATGGATGTACGTCGCTGCATGCCCCTGACACTCCTGACACGGGATAATCAACGGAAGCGTATTCAACAAGATCTCCATATATGTCGCCTGATCCGTATCAATGATCTTATTCCCCGTAAATCCCATTTTTTCTGCGATACAGTGCAAATATTTCCATAAGAACGGGCCCCATTCGGTCGGAGACAATAATTCGGCCGTGTCTTTTCCCACGACCGCTGCCTGGGTAGTCCCATTTCGTTTTCCACATCCACAACCCATTTCCCTAGTGAATGACATATGATTTTCTTTACATTCTTTAGACACAATTTGTTAGAAATATTTCGTTATACGGAATATTTCTAACAGCGCGTCGTTTCGATCGACGGACCTTTCGGTTATGAGCCGAATCTTCTCCCACCTGAAGTACGCTGTTCTTAGCCCATGTGAGACTTGAACTCACAATCTTTCCCTTAGAAGGGGAACGCGATCTCCAATTTCGCCAATGGGCTATTTGGAACCCTCCTGGTTCTATTCTTCACTATGTTAAACCTCTTTAGGTTCATTGTACTTCCAAATAAATCCTCCTGCTGTTTTTGCACGACCATTAAGGACATGACCGATACTACAAGCTGATATATTATCTACTTTTTTGGAAGCTTCGATGATAGATCCAAACGAAGCAATCATTTCTCCATTTTTTGTATATTGCACTATTTTCCTACCATATTTTATTCGTCTTGTTTCGCTTATTTTGTCTTTAATTATATTTATTTGATTATTTGGGGCTTCTTTTTGTTTCTTATAGTATTCTTTAAGGCTTTCACTGATCTTCTTTTTTGCCTCTTCTGTATTGCTATGACCTCCAATTCGACCTTCACTCACCGCTTTCTGCCACTTTTCAGATTTTCTTAATATTTCTCCTGTATTACGTTTTCTATTAATCTCAATCGCACGTTGACGATGTTGCTCTTTTATTTCAGGTCGATTATGGTATTCTCTTGATTTTTTACTTAAAACCTGTTTAGTTTCATCCGAATGATGTTTTCCTAGAAAGGAGGGACCTCTTATTCCTCCAACTGCAATATTATATCCATTTGGAGACATACTATTGTTCTTCAAAATATATTCATTTTCAAACTTGAATACATCTTGATCAAAACAAATGATAAGCACTTCAAATCTAAATGAGTCTTCTCCATATTTCTTAACTGCTTTTTGTAGCAACGGACATCCAATATTTGCGCGTATCGCCGATTTATGATTCATCCATCTTTCATTTGGATTATCTTTTGTAGTGACACCAATATAACACTTCCTATTTACTGTATTTGTAATTTTATAGATGTATCCCATCCTACTATGTTAACTATGTTCAAACATTTTAAGCCTCAAAATTTATCGTTTATGTCTATATCAAGCCATAAAAGATGCCCCCAATCGGAATCGAACCAATGACCTACGCATTACAAGTGCGTTGCGCTAACCAACTGTGCCATAGAGGCGTTTGCCCTTAACTGGAATCGAACCAGTGACCTATCCCTTACTAAGAGATTGCTATAAACCAACTAAGCCATAAGGGCGTTATGGTGGAGTCCGTCGACTGCAGGATTCGAACCTACGTGGGCGTAACCCAACTGGTTAGTAATCAGTCCTCGTAACCTCTTGAGTAAATCGACTTCTCTCCACCCTATCATCTTTGTATCCCTTTAAATTCCTTTCTGCCATTTGCAAAGAAACGTTTCGATCTCATCACCATTCGAAGGATTGGCTAGAGGAATGTCCTTAAAAGCACGAATCACATCTGCGATTTCAACATAGGACAACGTAATCCGCTTGATATTTCTCTTTTTCGGAACAATATGCAATAACTGAACGGCTCTCTCAGGTCCGCCACCAATGATGTAGACTTTATCAATGAGAATGTCGTTGACTCGGCAGATCTCTGCGGTTATATCATAAATTGTAAGCATTCCGATCCCTTTCACGGGGGAACAGAGTGAATGAACAAAGAGGAAAATCTCGTCAAAGGTTTGGTTTGCATATTGTTTCAGGTCCTGTAATTCAGGTTTGGTCAGAACTTCATTGCACAGAATCGTTTTCCAACGACAATGACTGATGGCTTCGTGGAACGGTTTGCCTTTTGATTTGCTAAGAAAACTCATGGTTGATGATCCATATCGAATCTCTGTATTTCAATTTTTAGATAATGATCTAAACCCATGCCTCGATCTCTACCCACATGAGCATCGACCCTATCCTGCGTGAATGGTTCTGGCGTATCAAACAAATTCAAGACATTGACGATCAAGAAACGGTTGCCTTTGGAAATGTTTCCCTCGCCGTCGAGCGATTCCAGGAACTCGCCGCGTTTCTCCAGGCCTACTTACCATTCATGCGTCAATGGATGATGAACTATCTTGACAAGAATCGTGTCTCCATCTTCATTCGATACTGGGGTGAAATCTTGCAAGCCGAAAATCTATCCAGCAAGGAACGTATCACTCCTCATATTCTACAAGGAAAACAAGAGTGGGATTCCGTATTTGGAAAAGATCCTGCTGTCTCTACTGCACTGGCCGATCGTGTCGCCCATGAAACCCGACAGATCTCTGCCTTTTCTCATTGCGACGACCCTACCATTCTGGCGATTCACGAGGGGAAAGAACACAAATACTCTTGCGAATGGTTCGGTTGCGATTATTGTGAAGATCAAGAGCGTTCCTGGAGTTCAGAACTACACCGTCGCTTAACACAATCCTCTCATCCCTTGCTTAATCCCAAGAAACAGATCGGTCTCGCCTATGCCTTTCGAGAAGAACTCGATCGTGTCGTCGTGCAACCAAAATGGGAACCACCTCGTTCCCCCACAGAACGTACACCTTTTCCTAATGAAAAAATCGGTCAAACTCTCATTCAGCGATTCCGCGGTCTTCTTCCTGTCCTGATGAGTGGCTGGTCTCTATCCTATCAGTACGAGAAAGATCCCTATCAGCAATTCTTTCAGCTCTGGAGGAAGCTGGATGGAATCATGGGCGTCATTCAGAACGATTTGCCAATGCTGATTACCCTTGAATAGACCTAAATGATACCAGCAGAGGTTATCCAATGAGTGCCTACTTTGTTGTCCTCTCTAATCTGGCCTCGTTGCCCTGTATCATTTATTATCAATACCATCGCAAGTACTTTTATTCTTTGCAAATTCTGTTTACTTCGCTTTTTTCATTTCTGCATCATATGAACGATTCTGGTCTTGATGTCTTTATGGACCATGGTGTATTTGATTTTCTCGACGGTCTCTATTCGTATTTATCCATTTATTTATTTAGTATCTACTTGTTCTTATCCAATCACTATGAACTTCGAACGGAACTCTTCTTGATTCAAACCGTTCTTCAGGCACTTGTGTTTCTTCAAATTGGGGCCATCATCGTTCTTCCGTCTACAGCCTTCATGACCCTCATGATTTCTGGGTTTCATTTTCGTCATATTCGATCCATTTCGCTATGGAATCCCTATTTGTATCTCGGTGTTGCACTGGCAACCGCAGATGTTACGTGTTTCTTTATGGCAGTGCAATACGAGTATAACATTCTTCATGCGATTCATCATCTGATCGCGTTTAATTTACCCATCGTGATTGATAAATGTGTTTCCTATCCAAATGGAAATGGAACAAATGATCCACCTTCGATCCAACTGGAATCTCCTGCCATACGTCCTACCAATAATCTCGTTTCTTGATAGAAATGGGAAACAAGTCTGCTAAACCAGATACCTCCGATGAACCCCGGTTTCAATTGAAAAATGGAAAATATGTCAATACAAATGCACCTTCCATGCGTATGAAAGAAATCACTGCTCCGAATGGAAAAACCAAACTGTACATGCCTCAACCAGGATACATGAATGCATCATTAAATAAAAGTATGCAAATGAACATCGGCGTAGCAAAAAATGCATTGGAGAAACTACAATCTCAATACGCAAATAACCCCGATGCAACCAAACAGATTACAGATGTTCTAACAAAATTAGAAGCGATTGATGAACTAAAAGTAAATGATGCAGAGAAAAAACGCCGCGTGTACCGTTTGGCACAGATCGAAACCAAACTCGCTGAAAATGAACGGATCAAACAAACGCCAGGTGGAATCGCACTGGAAGGTGCCAAAACAGTAGCTTCCGCAACAGGAAGTGTTCTCGGTCTACTTGCCAGTATTTTATTGGGTGCGGCTCAAGGATCGGGCGCCGCAGGAGTCTATTCTGCCACACACATGGGTTCCAATCCAGCTCGTATTGGCGGAAGCAAGAGACGACGTATGACCAAGAAACGTCGCATGACCAAGAGACGATAAAGAGGCTGAATATCATGTACTTATTTGAAGATCTATAAGATACTCAAAAAAGTGCGAGCTGTGGGATTTTTATAGTTTGTATTTCCAAACGAATCCTCCTGCAAGTTTATTCTTTCCACAAAGGACATGCTGAATATTACTTTTCTTCACACCTGATGTTCGATCGGCTTCTGCAATGCTCCTGTACTCTTTTATCATAATACCATCAGTGTCATATTGTATAATTGGTTTACTTAATGCCTTTTTAATAGCTTCTTTTTGGGCATCTGATGCTGTATTTTTATTATCATTATAAAACAACTTGAGACTATCACTTATTTTCTTCTTAGTATCTTCTGATACTTTCTTATTACCAATCTTATATTTCTCTTTTCTATCTATCATAGCCTTCTTAAATTTCTCTGAATTCTTCACACTACTTGAAAAGTCAACATGCTCCAATGCTTTCTTATGTTTTTCACGATACGTTTCAAAATGATTTGGATTATTTTCTCTAAATAATCGACCCTTTTCTTTAATTTTCTCAATGGTTTCTGGCGAATGCTTATAACCTACTAGCCCATCTCCAATTTGACCACCTGATAGAATATTATAGCCATTTGGTACTTGTGAATTAAATTTCTTAATATATTCTTTTTCATATTTTACGACATCTTGGTCAAAACAAATGATCAAGATATCAAACTTGAAATTCTTTACTCCATGTTTCTTCATGGATTTCTTTAGTATAGGACATCCCTCTTTATAATTTACAGAATTGATATGTTTAGTCCATCGTCTTTTAATATCGGGTTGAATCGTTACACCAATATAGCACTTTCCTGTTATGATGTTTGTTATTTTATAAAGGTATCCCATTTATTCGATTGATATGTGTTGAAGATCTTTTAGATTCTCAAAACAAAACAATACGCAAGGTGGGATTCGAACCCACGCGGATTTCTCCAGTTGATCTTAAGTCAACCGCACTAACCGGGCTATGCGACTCGCGTGTTTTGTGGTAGAAATGTAAGTAGAACTTCATTGGCTTCGACCCCTCCATCCTACTCATTTCACCACACCTATTCATCAACAATCTTCTTTAAACTCTGTAGATATGAAGAACGTGTTCACCTACCAATCCACACAGGTACATTCCGACAACTTCAACGGATCCAGACGTGTCAAAACCTCCAGAGTATCCATCCGCGGATCCAAAGGATTCAAAGAAGTTTCTATTCAAACAAACGGTCGAAGAAAAACATCCAAAAAGAAGTTGTCCAAGAAAGAAATGACCTGCATTCGCAACTGTCAGTTTATCCCTGGATTGTTTCGTGATTGTGAATCATGCCTTAAATAAACTCCAAAATACTACGCTTTCGATCCTTCAGAACTTTGACCCTTGAGAACATGGCTTGATTCATCGCCACCGATGCCAACTTAATCATCCCTTCAATGTGCCATGTCGGATTGATAATTGTTATTTCCTGAAAGGTTGCGCCATACTTGGTCGTTAATAGCGCAAACAAGGCGTTTCCGAGCTTGATCTCTGCGGCATGCTTTACATCAAATCCATCCCCGTCAATGATGCATTTCCATGGTTTGTTCCCGATGGATTGAATCATGTTATCTACGTGTTTTAAAATGCCCTCCATATCATTGTATAATTTTGCCTTCGAAGGGTGCATATAAAAGGTTACCAGTCCTCCCTTTTCCGATACTTTTTTAAAAGAATGACTTGTTGGATCTGCCGCGCAGGTCGGGCAGATCTTCTCCATCGACTATGTTCTATCCTTTTTTTATATCCATCGTTTATACGCCTTTACAATGTCGATCCGTAGTAGAAATCATGAAGCGCGTAGAAACCGGGGAGCTTCTTCATGTTCCCCGTCTGGAAAAAGCCGCATTCTACCTTCAAAAACGTATGCTAGAAGTCATCCAACAAAATGAACGAATCCCCTGCGAACTCCACTTTTCTGTACAATTGAATCATTATACCAAAATGGTCGCTTCCACCTTATTGGATCGAGAAGACGAAATGGAAGGTGAATATGCTGTCTCCGAAATACGCTACTCCATTGAATTATGCGATCCTCCCTATATTATGGCAATGACTACCGTATCCAAAGAAGGAAGAGAACCTCTTCTTATTACTACTTCCCTCATTACCAAGCTCGCCAAATACGATCTCTATCATTTGTACTTCTGTGATCATTGCAATAAAGAACTCGTTGAACGAAGCAAAGAATGTTGTGATGCATGCGAGATCTGTAAAATAACGTATCGTGAAATGTGCCCCATTTGCCAAGACGAAGATCATGATACGACCCCTTCCGTCTGGGCCTCCCTCGAATGCAAACACGTCTTTCATAAACATTGCATTCTTCAAATTAAACCGTTCCAAACGGGACGAATCAAATGTCCCATGTGTCGACGGGAACAACCACAGGATGTCTCGTTCGTTTTGTAGCCGCGTTTAAAATCGAGATTTAGATTCTACGGATTCAGTGGGGAAACATGGCTGAGTAGCACAGTCGGCAGCTTGCGAAACTCTGTTAAAGTTTAGGTCGTTGGTTCGAATCCAACCTCGGTCGTTTCTCTTTTGATTTGATTTTTGATAAAACATCAAATCTATTTTCTTCACCCTATATGTAGAGAGTCGTCTTACAATGTCATGGAATACATTTTACATCGGTACATCGTGTGTTCATGAATATGCATCTCGACGCTCTCACCCTATGTACTCCCTTCCCATTCTTTTCCATGAAATGAAACATACTACGCCTATGATATTATCATGGTTAACACCACACACTCGATCTACTTCCAATCAATCTACTTTTGAACTACAGCATGCCACAGATGGTATCAAAGAGCCAGTTATTTATGAAAGAAGAATGCTTCGACTCTTTCATTATATGATACAATTTTCGATCGCATGTGCAATAAAAAGAAGTCCACGGATGAAATGGTCTGTTTTATGGAACATTTGGAAAACGGGCCGAGTTTCTTAACAGAAAAAATAGTATTTTTCTGTTGAGTTTTTTGATAGAATCATGAATGATAAATACATCGAAGACCATACTCTTTGATACACTTTTCCATGTGAGGCCGGCAGTTCTTACACGGTCGAGAATCAACCAGTTCATTGGTTCCTCTTGAAATCCGAAATACAATGAGAATCGCGCCATCCAGCTTGGTATAATCCCCTATTTTTTTGAGAACCGCACGCTCTGCATGAATCGATCGATCATCATATCCGCATCCACGAATGCGGGATCCGATTCGATTGGTCGCAATCTCCAACATTTTTCCACGCTTGATAATCATCGCAATGTGTACATGACGCAACCGCGTCGTCATCCAAAGCGATTTGAGCGATCGATTATTATGGAACAACTCAGTTATGAACTTCTTGTCAATCCGCATACTAACGATTGGGCACCCATGATTTAGATCGGTTGTTCATCAATTTTTATTTAGAATTTGATTCATCAGATCGTGGAATCACAATCACGTTCACGGCCGGTTCCGTTGAGATCGTGATCTGATCTTTGCTTAACTCATCCAATGGTTTCAAACTTGGTCTTCTGGATGGAGCCGCCGATGGGGCACGCGTAAATAACGGATTGTTCTTGAATTGAAGACGGGTCTCAAACGATGATCCACGCGGTTTTAATGAAGTAAACGCCGAAGTATCGGGTACCATACGTTTCTTTTCCGCCTCAATCTCATCCATGATCTTCTTCTGACGTGCTTCCAATACACGCTGATACTCTTCTTCTGATTCCTGAATGCTCGCTTTCTGTATTTCAATCTCTTTCTCCAAGTCTTTCTTTCGTTCCTCCAATGCTTCCGATAAGCGTGTATCAATCTGTGCACGAATGGTATCCTGAATTTGTGGTGAAAGAAGCTCGTTCAACGCCTTCTTCTTATGTCGCAACAACAACGCTGCCTCCGTCGCGACTTGTTTCAAACGTGCCTCCGAGCTCTCAAACACCTGAGTGTGCTTCAAATCACCACAGATGTCCGGTCTCTTCAGATCCGTTATCGATCCGAACAATTCTGTAAACAGCTCAATCGACTCTTGTGGAATGGGTGGCGATTGTTCAATCAAACGATCCAAATCCGCACGACAAATCTTTAAAAAGTCCAATGAATCCATACGATCATCCGGTTTCAATGCCAATTCTACCGCAATTAACCGTTGGAATTTACCCCATGCAATCGACACAACACGATGCGACTCTTCGAGTTGCGGATACCGTAAATAGTTTCCAATCGTTGTCAAAAGACCCGCGACCAAAGAAACGCCTCCAATCGCAAAACTTGCATATTTCTTTGACATGTCATCTTCAAATAACGATTGAATACCAAAGTTTGCCGTTCCACCCAGCGTGGTCAAAACAATAACAGGAAGATTGATCCAGATGGTTTTACTGTGGAAATGCTTTTCAGATTTATCATGCAACCATCGATAACACATGGCCAAATCACTCCATTCTGCCATTAATACCTCTTGTTCCTTCGACCATCCATTTAAAAAACGTTTCTCCTTGGGCGGTTCCTCCGCTCCAGGAGCTCCACGAACGGGAGACACAGAACGCGAACGCGGTCTCGGATCTTGTCTAACAGGATCCGATCCGTTGATAACGTTCACTCCTTCTTCTGTCATTCTTATTCTTTCCTTTTATTTTTTTTCGATTCCAATCCCAATTTATATAATGCTTCCACCTCCTTTTCCGTTAGATTCTCTGGAGTAATTCCCTTTGGTAAGGAAACAAATTTGGCCTTCTTTAGTGATGTCTTCATAATATAAGGACCATATTGTCCCGTTCGGATAATGTATTCTTTGAATGTCTTTAATGGACCTGAACCCTTCTTGGCTTCCAGTCTCTCAATGGTTTGCTCAAGAGGTTCTTCTTGAAAGGGAACAGATACATCCGCGCATTGCAAATAGGCTCCAAACTTTCCTGATTTTTTAACGATGGGTTGACCATTCCATTCTCCCACATTCGATTCTGGCTGAAACTGGGTCGCCTGTTCTTCCGTTATGTCCTCAAACAAGATGCCCTTCGGCCACCCCAGGAACACGGTATCTTTCTTCGTCTTTCCTTCAATCAGCAAGAGTGGACCATTCTTCGTCTGCACCGCCTTGAGACCGTTGCCGAATTCACGCACTTTTGCGTTTACTGCTTGCTTTGCATTTGGCCCTGGTTTCGTATTCATTGTTTCATATCGCGCCTGATATGAATTCCAAGTATCCTGCAATACTCCCTTCCATTCTTCCTGTCCTTGCGAAACACGATCCAGACGTTGTTCCATCTGTGCCGTGAATTCATAGGCAAATAAATCGGCAAACGTTGACTTCAAATATCCCCACACAGATCGTCCTAATTCCGTAGGAACCAATTTCTTTTTCTCTCCTCCCATTTTCTTCTTGGATTCATGTTTCAAAGGGGGCCATTCCTGTGGCTTCATTTGAAACTCTGTTAAGGTTATCTCCTTTGGAGGAATATCTCGGGTTTCTACATAATTCTTTTCTTGAATCGCCGCCAACAACGATGCAAACGTCGACGGCCGACCAATTCCATACGTCTCTAGTTCTCTCACCAGTGTTGCCTCTGTATATCGCCCACTGGCTTTTGTTTCCTTTGTCTCTGCTTTCATCGAAGTCCATGGAAGACGATCTCCTACTAACAAGGCTGTCGCCTGATCCCAGTCATGCGATTCCTCCTCATCCGATTCATCCAGGTCCACTACTTTACCCACCTTCTTCCATCCTTCAAAGGCAGTTCTCTTCCATACACTTTGCCATATGAAGTCCTCTTCCAACTTAATGTGGATGGTACACGTTTCTCCTTTTGCGGGCGACATGACCGATTGAATCGCCCTCTGCCAAATCAACCGATACACCTTTTTTTCCAACGCATCTCCATCCACCTCCACACGGTCCATATGCGTCGGTCGAATGGCCTCATGTGCCTCTTGTTTCAACGGATCTTTTTTTGATTTCTTGGATTCGGCAGAGGAAATGTAGGCGGGACCATAATGTTCTTGAACATATGTCTTGGCTTCTTCTACCGCTTCTTCGGATAAGACCGCTTGATCCGTTCGCATATACGTTATATGACCCGCTTCATACAATTTCTGGGCAATCTTCATCGTGCTCTTCGGATTTAAACCAAAGAGTGCACTCGCTTGTTGTTGTAGGGTACTGGTGATGAGTGGCGGTGGTGCACCCTGCGTCCACGGCTTTACTGTTTTTTGATGGACCGTTCCCTCCTTGGTAGTGTGCACGTTCTCCATATAATTCAATGCGGATTCTTGATCTTCTAGCTCATCCGTCATCGTTGCATTGATGGAAAAGGAGTCTTTTACAAAGGTGGCAGAAAGCTGCCAACTGGACGATGCCTTGAATTGATCAATGGCCTCTTCACGTTCTATCACCAATCGCAACGCAGGGGTTTGGCATCGACCCGCAGAAAGAGACGGTGCAACCGATTTCCAAAGAAGCGGGCTGATCGTGAATCCAATCATCATGTCCAACATCGCACGCGCCTGCTGGGCGTTCACGCGATTCATATCCAGTCGTCTTGGATGCACCACGGCGTGCTTGACGGCTTTTTCGGTTATTTCATGAAAGACAGATCGCAGAGCAGTCTCGGGTTTTAAACGTAATAGCATGCATACCGCATGGGAAATCGCTTCTCCCTCACGGTCATCATCACTCGCCAGATAGATTTGAGTGGCTTCTTTCGCCTCATCTTTTAATTGTTTGATCGCTTTTGCTTTTTCCTTGATCCATTCATATTTTGGCTCCCATCCACGATGAATTCCCACCGCATCCAATGCTTGTTCTAATGCTCGGATATGACCCATCGTGGCAATGACCCGCCATCCCGCTCCCAGAAATCCTTGGATCTTCTGACACTTGGCAGGTGATTCCACAATCACGAGGTTCATGGCTGTCTATTTCGATCCGATACAATGGATATCAATTTTTACCGAGGATACAATAGATATGCTGAAAACATCCACCGAACTTTCCCTTGAAATGGGAGTGCTTTCTGCCTTCAACATTGTCGCGGTCTACATCGCTGCGTTTGTCTATGATCTTCGCTGGTCAGGCATTCTCGCGGTCATGATTGTTGCCTCCCTCTTTACGGCAGTTCTCTCCAAATGGATCATTGGACAACTTCCCTCTCTCTCCAAAGATCCCCATGAACTTCTCAGTGAAAGCGTTTCCCTTCTCTTGATCGCAATGGTAAGTTCGATCGGTGTACTGATTGTTCTCTCCTACCGTTATAACCTACCCATGGCTCTCGGCATTTCGTTAATGTCGGGTCTCGCCACCGCCGTGGTACGCCATGTTTTGGCCTAAACTTTCATTAGAATCATCTAAATAGAATGGCCACGATTAACCAATCCAGTGGGCAAGGGGCTCTCTTTGAGCTCGTTGCGCGTGGTGTAAAAGATCATTATTTTGTAAAAGACTCCAAAGAAAGTGTATTTCCGTATGATGCACGCTATGAAAGTTCGGTTCACCATCTGGCCGAACGAAAAACCATGATCCCCTTAAATGGTGCCTCCTTCGGACAATCCTTCGAGGTCGAAATCGATTCCTATGGCGATGTTCTTACGGAGTGCGCTCTTGAAGTGGATCTTCCTACCTGGATCCCTTCTCTCCCTCTCGGATCCCCTTCTGGCCCTATGACGGATCCTGCGACGGTCAACCGTCTTCAATCCATTACCACGAACGATCTGTCTTCTACGTCCTATGGATATGTAAACGGGGTTGGATATTTTCTCTTTGAAAGCATTCAATTCTACCAAGATCAGTTCTTGATTCAAGAATGGAGTGGAGATGGTCTATTGGCCAAGCAACTGACGGAAGGATCGTTGAATTCATCGGGTCATGCCTTATCCAATGCGGGATGGACCGCTTCCACAACGCGAGGGTTGCAACTTCGTGCTACCCCTGGACATGTTCGAATCGTTTTGCCTCTTCCTGGAACACAATGTCCAGGGGATGGAGGATTCCCCTTAGTCGCCATGCCCTGGCAAAACTTTCGAATTCGTGGAACCCTACGCAAACTCGAAGATCTCATCGTCTGTAGCGATACAACCGTTATTAAACCTGCCCCTTGGAGTATTCCATCCATGAAAGTATTATATGATAACGGATCTTCGTATTCCTTTACCCCTTTGGAACGTACTACACTCTCCAGTCCTACCATCATGCTATCTACGATTCAACAATACGTCCCTCCCTCTATTCAAGAAGAACTTCGATCCAAACCCATTCAAATCCCGTTTCGTCGTCAATTTGAAAACAAGTTTACCTTTGGAGAGCTCGATTTCATCTCCTTGGACAAGGGAGGTATTGCCGCATGCACACGTTTCATTGACGGTCGTCATCCTACCGAACGTTTGTTTTGGTTTTTCCGAAACTACAATGCTCTTGATCGAAATCAATTGGACAATTGGTACAATGATTATTTTGATACCAACCCTACGACGCTGGTTCAACCCTTTACCACACCATACGGCGAGTTCTATTATCGTATCAAGTTGAATATTGCAGGCAAGGATCGAGAAGAATTGAATGAACCATTTGTATGGAGCAGTATCAATCAACTCGTCAAAGATGAAAAAGCAAATGGTTCTCACATTGGTTCCATGAACTGGTCCACGGGAGAAAAATACGGAACCATGTATCCTGCGGAACGACAACCAGAAGGGACCGTCAATTGGACAACGGCGGATCGACCCACGCTGTACCTTGAACTCGCCAATATCAATACCAATCCACTGTTGGGTCAACGCAAGGCCGAATTTCGTGTTTTTACCGAAGGATGGAACGTGTATCTTGTCAAAGAAGGACGAGGAAAGGTTATGTTCGCTACATAAATCCGCAAGTCTAGTAGTCGGATGAGGAGCCTACGGTCTCGTACTCGAAAGAAATCCTGTTGCTGTGTTGGAATTCTCACCGTTCCACACGCACGCAAATCCAAATATGGAACCTCCCATATTATGAAGCCCTACGTCGATTGGTTTGAACAACGTGGAATTCGTGTATTACCCATCCCTTTTGATACAAAGGAACACGAGGTCTATTTTCAAATGGTCAATGGACTTTTTCTTCCAGGAACCGATCGTGGATTTGATGTTCAAAATGAAACCTTTATGAATTCCCTTCGTATTTTCTACGAACTCTCCACGCGAAAAGGAGAATATTTTCCGATCTGGGGAACCTGTTTCGGAATGGAACGATTGATTGAATTGATTGGTGGTTCTAGAAGCTGGAAATCCTTTCCTGCCGAAGGTCTCTTTCCCATTCGTATTAGTCGTGATACCACTCGTTCTAAGATGATCCAGTCGTTTCCTTCTCCTTATCTCGACTACCTTGAACAACAAAAATCCACTCTTCAATATCACGAATATGGAATCTCCGTAGAAGAGATGAAAACCAATCCCTTGCTACGACGATTCTTTTCGGTTCTTGCTACCTCGCTCGATGAATCAGGAAAAGAATACGTTGCCGCCATCGAATCCAAACATTATCCCATCTACGCAGTTCAATTTCATCCTGAACAACAACGATCCACCATTCCCTTTCTTGATTTCTTCCATTCTGAACTCAAGATGAACTCTCATCGATGTCCCATGATTCCTCGCGTTGGAAATGTCATTTCTGCACATAAATGCATGCATTACGAGGGTCTCAAACATCAGATGTGCTATTTTTTTAGCTAAAAGTTCCCAAAAACAGATTATTTTAAGAAATATATCAAGTTCTTAAAACAGTCTTTTATTTTTATAAGTATTTTGAGCACTTTTTGGAAAAAGTGCTTATTGTTTAAATCCACCCTTGATCCATTCTGCGACCTTCATGGTATCCGAGCTCTGAAAAATCGGTTGAGGGACGCCGTTGACGATCGCCAGAAAGCACGGAATCGTTTTTACCCCACAATAGCCTGGGGTATAATCATTTTCATCCAAATCACATACATACCATACGATTCGATCGCTCAGGGAGAGCAAGAGAGGAACATCGATTTTCTTACACGGATTGCACCAGGAGGCAGTAAATCTAATGATAGTTATGGGGTCATGCGGCACGTTCTTTTGAATCAGGCTTTCGAAAAACTCCTGGTTCGGGAGGGGTGTCATCTTTCGTGGTTCGGACATTCTTGGATCGATAATAGGTTAATGAAAGACCAGTGATCGCAATCAGTACGATGGTACCTAATAGAGTAAAGTGAAGCATATTTAGGTCGCCTACTATTCCTGATGCACTTGCTGCGGCAACTGCCGCTCCTCCTGCCTGTTTTGCCGCTGCAACTGTTTCAGGGGAAATGCTCTTGTACAAATCCAACCCAGGCAATGCCGACGAGGCCGATGTCATCGCTGCGGTTGCCTTGTCTACCGTTTCTGAAATTTCTCCCACGATGTTGCTTCCCTTCTCTACCGCGGTTTTACCCAACAAAATCGCATCATCTGCGGTTTTCACAACGCTGTCCACCGTCTTGATCGCCGCCTCAGCGGTTTGCTGAAACGGCTGCAAGATTTCATTCACAATCTTGGTTATGGTTTCCACCGGACTAAACAACGCACTCAAGAACGGCCAACGTGCCAGCATCTCTTCTTCCACCGAACTCGATGCCGCACCAAAATATCCTGCATGTTCTGATACAACTTGTTTGGTATCCGTAAAGAATCGAATCATGTTCCATCCCCACCATGCTAGTGCAAGTGGGGCAAAAATAACGGAAATCATGCATACCAGACGAATGATTCCACGCTGTTTGTTTCCCACCAAAAAGGAATCAAGACCAAACATTCCTCCAAAAATCAGCGCCATCGCATACATAAAAAAGCGCATGTGTTTCTTATCTGGCTCATCCTTCGCCAATACACCACACGCAATTCCTTTCGGTCCCAATCCTGGAACTCCAAGACCATATACTTTAATGGTATCGGCATGAAACAATGCCTGTGCGGCATCATAAATCCACCATACACCAAAAAATAAAAGGTTCACCACCAATTTTGCCAAAAAGGTCAGCGGAGATCGAAGGTACAAATGATCCAACGCCAGGAATCCACCAATCAGGGAAAGTCCCAAGAAGACATCATAGGAAAGAAAGGTACCTCCATTGTCCCCCTCATTCCCATTATTATTTCCATTGAAGACAAGCCCTTTCTGCCAAAATTCAATTTGAGAGACGCTCGCGCTCATTACTTAGTCCTTCTTTAAAAAAAGAGACCCAAAAACGCCCCATTAAATCGTAAACAACAATCCTCCAAATCCATTAATGACACGAAAGACATTATAGTTTCGTGCATAGACGACCACATGGCAGTTTCCACGTTGTTGCCAGGCAGGAAGGGTCGGATTGCTCAAAATCGTATTCATTTGAATCTGCCATACCATACTGTCAATTCGACTGGCATTCATCGTTCCCGTTGGCTGGGCATCTTCCGGTCGCAAGGCAAAACTGTAATTGTAGATGAAGGAGTTGACCGGAGTCGTGGTATGATGTTCATAGGGTTGCTGAAGACGGAAATATTGTGGGGTTCGCTCCATAAAACGATCATACCCGTCCAACTGTAGCTTCGCCGTGGCAATCAAGTCCAACCGTGCCGCTGGCGCATTGGAATTGACATAGGGTAAAATGGCAGGAGGCGTGTATTCACCAATCGCTAAATTGCTATAATTAAACCATTCATTGCGATTCTCCATCGAATCACGTTGTACCACAAAGAAAAATTCCTTAATGGGATGATTGAATTCAATCGGAACCGTCGCCGTGGTCTGATTCGAAGTTATCGCATAAGGAGGCGTATACTGTACCTGTTCAATCACATACTCGTGCGTCTCACTTACAAAACGACGGCGCTCATCCACATCCAAAAATACGAAATCGCCCCATAGAATCATACTCGTAATCGGCGTCGTACAACTCACTTGAACCGAACAGGCCGGCATCCATCCCTCCTGTGTCGTCGGCGGAATCGGCGGAGGAACCCAGAAGAGCTGTTGGAGAGGTCTCAGTGTAATATTAATACGAATCGGGCTATACTGAAGTGCCAATAGAGGCAAATACATACCAGGATTCTGGCAGAAATAGAACTGAAGCGGAATCAACAAATGTAATCCATCCGATTGAGTACTGGGCTGAATATCAATCAAGTTATAAGGTTCTACACGACCCAACATTTCATTCAACGTCATACGCTGACCATGCGGGGTTGTCATTTGTGTCCAAATTTCCATCCATTCTCCTGTCTGACGATCAATTTCCTGCTCACCCACTTCAAATGTGATTTCCTGAATCAGGGCATGACCGATTGAGTTCGTATACGAAAGAGGATTTCCATTGGTATCCTTAATTTGAGGCAGAACAACCTCCAAATACACTCGACCCAACAGGTCTCCTCGGCGCGGAATCAGGCAAGTAATGCGCTGTCCGAAATTGGGGGTTCCATCAAAATACATGGGTTGCGACTCAATCGCAAAATTGGTGTGTCGACGATAGACCATTTTAAAAAAGCTAATCTGGGGATTCCCCGTCAAAAACAAATCTTGTTTTCCTGTGGCGACGAGTTGTAGTAAACCTCCACCCGCTGGCATCCTGTTAGTTGTTCCGGATATTTAACTTTAGACTTGCACATTGATGATTTTCATTCTGATGTCATTCTAGATGAGCTCCTCGGGTATCACGCCGATCAATAGTGGTCCGTTGATCATTCGAACCTATAATGATAGTTCGTCGAATCAAACCTTTCTTCTTGGAGCATATGATCTTCCCATCTCAAGTAATTATGTACCGATTACATCATCAAACGGTCAAATCGTTCCTTCTGATAATATTTACGTGTCATCTGTATCAGGATCGACGATAAGAACCAGTACACTCTTTACCGCATTACTCAATGCATCGACGGCAAACATCTCTACCGTATATACCTCCACCGCAACGGCAACGACACTTAAATTTTCAACCATCTCTGGATCATCCATCTATGCCAATACTGCCCTCATGGTATGCACCATGAATGCTCCATTAGTCAGTACTAGCTACCTGACTTATTCAAGTATAACCGGTTCTGCTGGAAGCAATATTGTAGTAGACAATCTCAAGATTAATGCCAGTATTGATGCCACCAATACCACCCTCAATGTCGGAAATATCAACTTTAATTCCATCAGTGGTCTACAAAGCGTAACCTCCGATAAAGTCATTAGCAATTCCATGTCTACCAATCAACTTTCTACCAATTACCTCTCCACCATTCAAATTTCTACTTCTCAAATCTATGCATCTGCCATATCCAATTCCGTCAGCAATGTATCCTCTGTACTCGCTTCTACCATGATGGCCTCCACCTTGGCGATTTCCAGTATAATCGGATCCACGATAACAACATCGACACTTGCCGCCTCCACCATTACTGTTTCCAGTATGATCGCGTCCACGATGAAAGGATCCATTGTTTCGGGTCCCAACGGAACCGCCGTTACCCAGATGATTATCGGAACCTATACCACAAGCGCCGCAATTGCAGCCGGTGCAACCACAAGTTTTACACAAACCATTACGGGCCTTACCACAAACTCGATTGTTTCCTATGGTATACAGCATAATGGAACATTGAACTATACATGTACGTTTTCTGTCACTACGAATAGCATAACATGGTATGTTTATAATCCAAATGCAACCGCTAGCAGTGCCACCATTCATTACGCAATTTACAACTATTAACCCAATATCAACGTCGTGTCGCCGATATCTGACAGCATGTATATACGGTCGTTAAAAATAATGCCCAGTAGATAGAATGTCATCGGGTGATTTCAATTACGTGACACTCCGAAATATTGTTCCGTCCAACTCGGACGGATCCCTTGTCCATAATGGGTACGTTTTCACGATCGGACCCGACTCCAAACAGTTATGGACCAATGATTTGTATCTTCGAAATTTATCCGTCAGTACCATCTCAGTCAATTCCACACTGAGACTTACCAATGGATCTTTTCAGATTTTTTATGCCTCTAGCCTCACGGGTTCCACCTCCCAAACCCAAACTCTGACCGTCTATTCTACCATCGATACTTCCACCATTAGTGGCAATAATGTGTTCTATTCCACCATGAATGGATCTACTCTTACCACCTCGACCTTGAATGTATCCACCTTATATTATTCCTCTCTTTTCGGATCCTCCATCACCACCTCCACCATCAGTGGTTCTACAATCTATTATTCCACTCTCGTGGGAAGCACTCAGGCGACCTCCAGTTTCTTTGGATCCACCATTGCCTTCTCTACAGGAACCGCTAGCACCCTCTTTGTCAATGTTCTATCTGCCTCTACTTCCAATACCAATAACGGATTCTATTCTACCCTAACCGGTTCCTCCATCACCACCTCGACCCTTTCAGGATCCTCCATCTATTTTTCCACCCTTGCCGGTTCCACCCTTCTGTATTCCACCGCCACAGGAAACATCCTTACTAACAATGCCTTTTATGGTTCCAGCGTCAATACCAATAACGGATTCTATTCCACTCTAACCGGTTCCACCCTTACCACCTCTACTCTTAATGTTTCTAGCCTCTATTACTCTTCTCTCTTTGGTTCCTCCATCACCACATCTACCTTCTTTGGATCCACCATCGCCTTCTCTACAGGAACCGCCAGCACCCTCTATACCTATTTGTTTTCGGGATCAACCGTGAATATTAATAACGGATTCTTTTCGACCCTAACCGGTTCTTCCATTACTACATCTACGCTATCCGCTTCCACCTTGTATTATTCTACTGTTGTGGGAAGCACACTCACTACTAGCAATTTTATCCTTCAGTCCACCATGACCGGTTCCACTCTCAATACTATCAATACCACCTACTCCACCCTTCTTGGATCTACCTTTACCACCAACACGGGCTTCTGGAATTCAACCCTAACGGGATCAACCATTACCACCACTCGCCTGAACTTTTCCTCCATGATCGGAAGCACCATTTCCACCAATACACTGAATGCTTCCACTCTTATCACGGTATCGACAGGAAATCTCGGTATCGGAATGACGAATCCCACCTACAATCTCCAGACCAACACCTTTAATACGGTCAATCTCTCTGGAAACTATCTCCAAACATGGATCAACGTCTTTACAGGAACCGATGCCACCGCCTTTACCGCCACCTACAACGGAACCATGTCCGGTCCATCAGGCAGCCCTGCTGCCATGTCCGTTCTCCTTGGTGTCTACACCAATACCGTTCTGACCTATACAGGCAACCTGGTTCCTGGTAATGCGTACACCTTTACCATTACCGCTAAAATGACAGGAACCAATCCTTACTTTTACCTATGCAATCACCTGACTACCAGTCCCGCCGATCAACAAATTCCAGGATCCAGCTCCGTGAACATTTCGGGAACCTACGCGACCTACACCGTCAGTTTCGTTGCTCCCTCTGGTAAATTTGGTCTCTCTTTCGTCTCCCAGGGAGGACAAACCGTTTCGTATTATGGATTTCAAATTCAAGGATTCTTCAGTCAATTGACGGGTGGCATCGGAATCGGAACCACCAATCCACGATACGCGGTTGATGCCCCCATTGGATCCATTCAAGCCTTTAATTTACAACAATTCGAATGGATCAATACCCAAACATCCAATACCCTCGGATACAATCCTGCCTCGGGTGCGGGATTATACAAAATCGCCACACTCGGTACCACGACCGCAGGTTTCGGTATGGTGAATGTTCGCGGACAAATCGGTGGATTTTTGAGCACGGGTGTCATGTATGTCGATTTATCGATTGTAACACGTAATGGACTGAAAGTATGGGGAACGGTCTCAGGATATCAGAATTCATCCGGCCTCTGCGATCTCGTCTACAGCATCAATGCCAGTTCAACCTACGACATTTATATTTACATCAAATCGACGACCAGTATTGTGTATGATCTCATGGTTTCAGGAGCATCAGGAAACAATGTCCTTTATGATCCTGCCACCGCCGCACTTCTCAGTACCGCCATGGTTCCCTCTACTTATTCGTTGACCTCCATGGCCAACATTTATCCCAGCTCCAACGGATATGTCGGAATCGGTTTAACCAGTCCTTCCTATACCTTAGATGTCGCTGGAAACGTTAACGTGTCAGGTTCCTTTCTTGTCAATGGAACGCCTTTGAGTGGCGGCGGTGGAAGTGGTGGTGGCCAATGGGGTAGCGCGGGATCCAATATTTATTACAATTCAGGATATGTCGGTATCGGAACGGTGAATCCGACGACGACTTTGTATGTCTATGGAAACAGCGGAACGGTTCTTGGAACTACCATTCAAAACGGTAGTCTGGGCGCCAACTCCTATACCCAATTAACCCTTCTCAACGATACGGGCATTGGTTGCAATCTCTTTATCAACTCTTCTGGACGAACCTCGGATGGTGGTGCGATTAGTATGGCAACCCTTCGCAATGACGCTGGTATTTTACGTCTTCAAGCTCAAGGAGGATCCAGCAATCCTACCTATGGGATTATCCTTCTTCCCTCTGGAAACGTCGGTGTTGGATCTAGCAATCCACAAACGACATTCGATGTGGCAGGAACCATTCAAGGACAAACGGCATTCCAAAGCAGTTCCAGTGTTGCCTTTCCTACCATCGGAACCCTACAAGCGGTCTATCTTGGTCAATCTGGTGCTGCTGCGGCACGCGGTACGTGTGTTCGTTTTGGTGATATTGTGGGTGCTGCCTATTACGTTGCCACGGGTTCTACGAATTTGACCTTCTATAAAGATGTTAGTGGAGGAAATCCCGTTTCCGTCATGTATTTTACAGGTGGATCACTTACCGGTACAACCCCCAATGTAGTCATCAATAATCAACTCGGTGTTGGAACCGCTCCTGCCTATCCTCTCCACGTCTACCAAGGAAGTGCAACATTTACGCCCACTGCGTATTTTACTTCACCATCCTCGGATACCACACTGGATCTTGTGAATACTGCCACCAGCGGACGCTACTGGCGCATTGGTTCAGGAGGAACCGGATCGGGTGGAGGAGTGGGAAACTTTTATGTATTTGATTCCACTGCATCTGCGGTGCGAATGGTCATCAATTCCACTGGATATGCGGGTATCGGAACCGCGACTCCTTCTGCTTATCTACATGTATACCAAGGATCATCCAATATTGTGGGATTACGACTTGAATCTAGTGGAACCGGTCTTGGATCAGGTCTACAAATGGTCAATTCCTCAGGACGAACCTATGGAATCTACTCTGGAGCCGATTCCTTATTGCACATAACCGATGTTACCTCTACTACTGATCGTATTGTCATTAACTCCTCTGGATCTGTTGGAATCGGATCAGGTTCGCCCGCCTATACACTCGATGTGGTAGGAACCGTTCGCGGAACAACAGGAGTCGTGGCGGGCAATGGAACGGGCGCAGTCGCTCTCAACCTATTGGATATTCCCTCCGCAGCATGGCAAATCACGACTGGCAGCAATAACCTTTCGATCAATAACAATTCTGCTTCTTGGACGAATCGTTTAACCCTCACTCAATCAGGACTTCTTGGAATTGGAACCGCCACGCCTGGCTATGCAGTGGATGTCGTGGGAAGTGTAAACATAACGGGATCATTTCTTGTGAATGGAGTCGCCTTTTCAGGCGGTTCGTCATGGTTATCATCGGGTGCCAATATTTACTTCAATACAGGATCGGTAGGAATTGGAGTATCCAATCCTTCTACCAAATTACATATCTATTCTACCAATGCTAGCCCCTTCTTCCTGGAACAATCATCCACCAATCCCAATTATATAACCTTTATTTCCAACGGAACAACATATGGATATTTTGGATTAGAAAAGAGCGACGGAACCGGTCTGTTTGGCAGTAATACCGCATATGGTATGTCCTTTGGAACACCCACGGCTACCAATGTGAATGTAGCTACCAATAATGTTGTTCGTATGACGGTGGTTTCGGATGGAACGGTTGGAATTGGTACAACCACTCCAGGAAAGTTATTAGGTTTATATGGAGCTAACCCCACTCTCAGTATTAAAACATCCACCGCGGCGTATTCTGGTGGATATGCTACCCTGTTGTTTGATACCGCCACTACCTATTATCCATTAGCACAAATTACTGCAACGGATGTAGGTGTTAGTCCAAATGTATATCAAGGTATTTTGCAGTTCTGGACCCAGTATAACTCCACCTTGGTGGAACGTATGCGTATTTCTTCAACGGGACTTGTCGGTATAGGAACCAATAATCCTACCGCAGGTCTTCATATCAAACAATCCAGTGGAGTAAGAATAACAGGAACGTTTGGTAATAATTCTACGCGACCTGCCATTTCTACTGCTCCAGGTGGCTATGAAATTCGCGCCAGTTCTGGTTCAGGAGGTGATGGTGCAGATGATGGATTTCTTCGATTGTCTGCTGGAGGTGGTACCTCAACCACTACACAATCGTATATTGACATATCAGGATATAGCACCGTGAATGATATGATTGAAAATATTGTATTTGGAACGGCAGGAACAGAACGTATGCGTATTATATCCAGTGGATTGGTTGGTATTGGAACCGCTAGTCCTGGTACCTTTCTAACCTGTTATCAGCCGTCGAGTACCGGTTGGGCAGGTCGTGGATATTTCGGCGGAGATACTGCAGGAACCGTTTTGGGAGAATACAATAGTATTGTTCAAATGGGAGGACATAATAAGGCGTTAAATACATGGATGAAAATATGTATTAATCCAGATCCTACCGCCTTTGTCGGAATTGGAACCAACAATCCTACCGCAGCTACTCTTCACGTTGGAGGTGCCATCTATGCCTCAGGAGACATAACTGCCTTGTCGGATCAGCGCTACAAACAAAATATCATTCCTTTGACAAACTGTTTGGATTCCATCTGTTCCCTCACGGGCTATTCCTATACACGAAATGACTACAAACCTGGCGAATCCCAGATTGGTCTGATCGCCCAAGAGGTCAAACCCGTGTTTCCTCAAGCCGTCAATTACGACGAAACCAGCGACATCTACAGTTTGAACTATACCGCCCTTATTGCACCCTTGGTACAATCCATCAAGGAACTTCGTGAACAAGTGAATCAATTGAAGGCTCGTCTTGGTTAAAACTTGGTTAGAACTTGTATAATTATTTTATTCGATTGCAATCCAATAAAATAGTTTTTACACCTTTGGCTTTTATCGTCCATACAATTCCATACGCATGGATCGATTCAATCCAGGTGCACCACAACATCCATAAAAATCACCCGCACTATAACTGGCGGATGCTGCATTCCATCCAATCGACATACCAATACCACCCGCTGCATCCGATGAACTAAAATCGCCAGGGGCATTTTCATTAAATACAAATCCCCAACGCATTAAATTATTAATCGATCCAAGATGGGTTCCTCCACCAAATACCATACGTTGTGAAGGCGTTTGATATGACCAGATGGAACTAGAAAATCCAGGATAGGAAAGTGGATTCGGATAGATCGGCGAATCGCGCGTATTGGATGCGGAGAATCCGGTTAACGCAGTGGTACGAGCACCTCCACCATAATAGTTATTCACCACCCATGTCCACGAATCAGGCGGTGATGCGATACTGCCACCTGTATATCCTGTATCAGGCCAGACAGCCATCACGTCCTTGATCATCGCATAATTCATAACATCAAACTTGGCATCTGCATTCGTACGATCTGTACTTCCTGTATTTAACGTATTGACACCTGTCCAGTATCCTGAACTGTATTCAAACGTTGTTCCACGCGTTGCCTTCATTAACATCATCCAACCACCTCCATTCCACGCGCTGTTCATCAAACAATAGGTCGGTGTTGAGACTCCATTCACATTAATATAATACACACCATCTGTATTGGTAGAAGGAGAGATTGCCTTGATAATACGAGCACTCTCCGCAGGAAAAGCAGAGGCAGATCCCAGACTATAATATACATAAGGTGCAAAGTTGCTTGTCGCTGAAATCGTAGAACTCGATAGATACATATAAAAGTTATATCCTCCACCACCATCTCCATATTGAATACGAATCGGATAATATGTTCCTGCAGTAAGATAGATATTGCCCGACACGTACGTCTGACTATGTCCTCCACCATTGTTTACAACACAATTGCTTGTGGTGTATCCTGCCAAAGCGGTTGAACCCACCCATACATAGGAGGCATCATCCGACGCCGTTGTAAAAGTATAGGTATTGGTCGATGGCGCCAAGAAATACCCAAACCATTCTACTGAGAATACAGCACGCGAAATAGTTGACCCAGTTGAAGCGGCAAGAGACGACATATCCGTCGTCGTTCCAATGTAATCTTCCGTCCACCCACTAAATAATGATGGATTGTCCGCAAAGTATTGACTGGATTTAGTGGAGACATAGGTCATGGCTGCCGAAAATACAGCCGTTCCTTGGCCACCATTTCCTCCAGATGATCCAGTCGCACCTGTAGAACCAGATACACCCAGACCTCCAAGGGATGATCCTGCTGAATTTTGAGGATTGGATCCTTGACCTCCTCCTCCTGCTGTATATCCTACTCCATTGATCGTAACCGTCGTAGTTCCACCCGATGCATCCGTTCCACCGCCTCCACCAATCGTAATTGATGCTGTCCATCCTGATATAACATTCACGCTATACGTTTGTACATATCCTGCATTCCCTCCCGATCCTGTTCCACCAGTTTGGCCACCACCACCACCACCCATGAGTAGCAGCTGTACGGTTCCTGATGTCGTAAAGGTATAGGTCGTATTCGATTGATAGAAGAGTTCCGCGGATGCAGCACCTGTACTAGATGTATTCACATATAGATAGGCAAACCCATTCGCTCCCTGGCCACCTGATAGGCCATACATTGCAAACCAGTATCCACCACCTCCACCGCCTGCACCAAATCCTGCCCCTCCATACCCTCCATATCCTCCGTTGGCACCTCCACCATTTGTAGCGGCAGAGGAAACAGTATATCCTGCGACCGAGACTCCACCTGCTCCACCACCACCGTTATAGTAGGAATTTCCAGGGATTCCTCTACCTCCACTTGCCGCACTAAATGATATCGTAGGGGTAAGAAAGACACGGTACGTGAATCCTGGTTTTAATCCTTTTGATTTTCCTGCGAATTGCGACATGGAAATGTTTACGTCCGTTACACCTGGAATGCCTGATCCATAGGCCGGTGCATAACTTGGACGGTATTGACTGAGACTTACTGGATTTGAATCATTGGGTCCAAGCACCCTTCGAAGATCCGAGAATTCAATCGGACCATTCGGAAGAGCCATCCTTGGTATGGAGTAATATTAATTACTATGTGTTATTACCATGATCTAGAACAGTGGTATATTTACCAAAAAAATATGACGGAATACCATTAGATAGGATGGCCTCGGGCGATTTTAATAATCTCATCCTCCGAAAAGTCGTTGCTTATAATCCCGACGGCTCGTTCATCAAAGATGGATACGTCTTTACGGTTAGTTCAAATGGTAAACATAACTGGACGCCTGATCTTAATTTGAATCGTATGGTTCTTAGCACATTCACCCTCAACTCCCTGCTCTACGTCTCCACCTCCCAGTTCGACTCAACGTCGATCTCGTCGCTTTCTGTTAGCAGCATGAACTTATCCAGTGTAACTGTCTCCACGATGAATGTTGCCAATACTACTTCTTATGGTTCTATGGTTGGAAGTTCGATTGTGAATTCCTCTCTGGCGGGAACCAGTGCCGTCCTCTCCGCCATTTCCTTCTCCACCCTTCAAGGATCCACCTCTTTTACCACCAATGCAACGGCCTCCTCCCTCACGGTATCCAGTGGATTCATTTCCACCATGAACAATATCATCATCACGGCATGTAGTTTTAGCGCCTCTACCTTTGTCTTCTTGACCACCAATTTTCAATACAGCGTCATCTCCACCTTGTCCAGCAATAATATAAGCAATGCCTCTACCTTTTTGGGATCCACCTTAACTGCCATCAATGTCAGTACATCCATTCTGTCCTTTTCGACCCTCTTCGGAAGTACCATGACGCTCAATCAGGCAACATGGAACTCCACCATGAACGGCTCCAGTCTCGTCGTTCGCAGTGTCAACTATTCCACCCTAACAGGATCAACTCTTAGTACCAATGCCATTGTTTTTCAATCCACCATGCTTGGATCCAGTATCATTGCGAGCACCCTTGTTCTTCAAAACTCCCTTAGCACCTCGACCCTTGTCGGATCCACCATCCAGATGAACCAAATGGCGATTCAGTCTACTGCAACGGTTTCTACCATCAATCTTACCAGTGGAACCTATTCCACCCTCTCAGGTTCGACTCTTGCTCTGAACACGGGTTTCTGGAACTCGACCCTCATCGGATCGACGCTGAATGTTAATCAAGGAACCTATTCAAGCCTTACGGGGTCCACTCTTTCCTTAAATACCGGATTTTGGAACTCGACCCTCATTGGATCCACCCTGAATTTTGGACAAGGAACCTATTCTACCCTAACCGGCTCCACAGTGGGCGCAAACGTGGTTGCCATTAACTCCTCTCTCACGGGATCTACCATGACCATGACTGAAACGTTGTATTCCACCATGACCGGTAGCAGTATTGTAACTGGTGCCATTTTTGCATCTAGTTTAACGGGCAGTACGATTAGTTTTACCAACTTATCCTTCAGCACCCTTACCATTAGTACAGTCACCGCCAATGTCATCTATCCGCTCTCCATGGTTGGAAGTTCCATTCGAACGCAAATGATATCGGCTTCTACGATTCTTACCGTGTCCACGGGTGGAAAGGCGGGTATCGGTACCAACACTCCGAACTACCCTCTTACCGTTTCCAATAGTGCCTTCAAAACCATGGAAGTCAATCGTATTAGTACTGCCACCAATAACTTTTATGCCTCGGGAACCGTATATTCCATCACTCATCCAGATACGGCATTCCGTGGTGAATATGCCTATGCTTATGCGGGTGCGAGTACCATTGCCACCACTACCGAATCTCAGGCTGTCGGATATTATGCCATTGATGTCGCCAATCTCGGTATCTTTGGAACGGATACCGCGGGTGGACCATCGGGTGCCACTTTTTACATGGATCCCAACAAGACCTTCTTCCAAAATACCAATCTTGGCATTGGAACCACCGCACCCAACTGGTTGATGACCGTGGCCAAAGACATTCCCATCGCGACCATGACGCTGAATCCCATGGATGCCCAACTGGTTATTTCGGGTAAAACCAATACAGGAACCCTCAAGTTTGGAACGTATTATACCAATACGGGAACTCCGTTGTTCGGAACCGCCATTCAAAGCAGTTATATCACCGCAGGTTATGATGTTGGTTCCTCCATAACATTAAATCCTCTCGGCGGAAACGTTGGAATTGCCACCACCAATCCATCTCAACTCTTTCATGTGATGGGTGCAATCGCAACCGATGCGGGTGCTCCTTATGGACTTCTTCGGCTCATTGCTTTCAATAATGCTACCTACATTCAATCGGGTCTATCTGGTTCCACGGGATCCGCTGCACCCCTGTACTTTACCACCATGAACAGTGGAAGCATTTGGGTCTCCATTAGCGCAACCGGTATGGTGGGAATTGGTACGGCTTCCTCCACCATTCCCTTACAGGTCAATAACAATGCAGGAACGTATAGTACACCTGCCGCATCCATTTCTGATGGCCCCGCAGACATAACAGGAACCTATGGTATGCTTCATTTGACACGTCCCAGTGGAGCAACCGATAACAAGGGACATTTGACACTCATTCGCAATGGATCCAGTGTATTCAACATTGGATACTTTTCAGGAACCAACACGGTGGGGTTTGTTTCGGCAAATAACATGAACAGTTCCAACGGAATGTTTATCATGTCAACTGGATATGTCGGTATCGGTACCATAACACCGCAGAGTAAATTTCACGTTTACAACGGTGTTACGATTCTTTCTTCAGGAACTACTAACAATGCTCCTCCTTATGCCACACCCACCACTCTTCATTTGCGCGGCCCTGCCGCCACCAGTACACAACTTGTCTGGGAATGTGTGAATGTGAACACTGCCGCCATTACTGCCTCCACTGGATATGGATTGTCCTACGGAACACAGGGAGGTGATCATGTATTCCGAACGGGTTGTGCCTATAATGGAGACTTTTCGGCAACAGGATCCGAACGATTCCGTATTACATCAGGTGGTTCAGTCGGTATCAATAGTAGTTCACCTGGATATACATTGGATGTGAATGGAACGGGACGTTTTACAAGTACATTAAGTGCTCCCAATATATACTATTCAGGATTATCTGGTTGCTCTATTTACAATGGAAATGTGGATACCTACAATCCGGCGGGAGAGAACAATTTAATGATTCAATCCTGGTGGGGAATTGGATTCAAATCATACGACGGTGGTGTTCGTGCAGGAATTGATACACGCACTGGTAATGCCAAATTCAATGGAACCGTTACCGTGGGTGCGTTGGTTGCAGGAAGCATCAACGTCATTCCATACGGTGTGATTGTTATGTGGTATGGATCTGTTGCATCGATTCCATCCGGCTGGGCATTATGCAATGGTGGAAATGGAACACCCAATTTACAAGATCGTTTTGTTGTGGCGGCAGGATACTCATATAACCCAGGTGATACAGGCGGTTCAACCACAAACTACCTCCAAGTCGGTCATCTTCCTGCCCACAACCATTCGATTCCTGATCTATCTCATAGTCATGGAGGTCTAACTGATCAGCGTTGTGCCTCTAACTCGGGTGGTGGTGGTTGCGGTCAGATGGGTTATGGTAATGATTATCAATGTTGTGGTGTACAATTCGGTATTTATACTACTTCGACGACATGGACTTCAGGAATGCCCAATGCAACTGGATATGCAGGAAGTGGTTGGGGCATTGAAAATCGTCCATTGTATTATGCATTGTGTTATATCATGAAGATGTAAGAATATAAAAGATAATGATAGATAGTATTCAGAATGGATCATTTTGTCCCTTCCGATGAGCGTATCAAAGAGTGCATATGTCCATTGAATAATATGCTTCCTAAACTGGATCAAATCAACTTTGTATCCTATGACCGAATTGATAAACAAGCAGGAAGCTCAGAAGCAGGGATCATTGCACAGAATGTCATCCAAATCTTTCCAAAAATGGTTTCCTTGAAAAATGGATATCTTCCTAATATTCAACAAACAGTCGAACATAGTTTGATTTCAGATGATATTGTCTTTATTCGAATGACCAATACGACCTCTCTTAAAGAAAAAGATGTATTACTTTGTATTATTACCTCTTCCTATGGAACACGACATCACCCTGCCGATGTGATCAATGTTACGGATGTATCCATTGAAGTCAATAAATGGCCGAATTATTCTCCAACCGATGAAGTATTCCTTCATGGAATCATGGTCGATGATTATCACGCGGTGGACATTGGCCAAATTGGCGTTCTCGGTGCGGCCTGTGCGAAAGAACTGTACCATATGGTGAAATGCCAAGCGGAGACGATCGCTACGCTAAAGAAACAAATAGACGACCTTTCCGCCCGTCTTTCATAATTCGCCAACCCATCTTATTTTGTGTTATTCAACATACCAAAAAATAAGATCATAGTAGAGATGGCGTCAACCCTTGCCAGTTATCTTGGTCGCCGAAATGTAGTGGCACCCGCCATTACGGTCAGTACCATGTACTCGAACAATATCAATAACACGGTCTATATGAGTGTCATCGATTCAGGACAAACCGCCGCCAATCTGACTACATCAGGCTTGCCTGGAACCGCCCCATCAGGAAGTGTCCTTTCAGGATCCTATCGCTTAACCGCGGGTGCCTCCTCAGGCGCCACGGCCATGTCCCTGGGATCCTACACCTATAACGTGGGAACCACCTACTACTTTACCTTTACGGGAATGCAGGGCTCACAAGCCTTGGCCCTTTACGTCTACCAGTACAACTCGGCAGGAACTGGTTATACACAAGTCAGTGCTTCCGTAGCAAGTATTACCACTACCGCTTCTACCATAACAGGATCGTTTACTCCCAATGCTTCGGGAACCTATACGGGTACTATTGTCTTTTACTTTCAAGCGCTGGCGGTTAATCAATATGTTAACTTTACATCGTTCAGAATGACGGTAGGTGGAATGAACGTTGGGATTGGAACATCAAATCCTTCTGCCTTATTACATGTAAATGGTGGAAATATAACTGTAAATTATGGCAGTATGGTATGTCTCCATTCTACATATTCTACAGGTGGAAGCTATTCATTAGGAGGTGCTGGTAATAACTTACGCATTGCTCTAAATTCTGATACTAGTACAAATCGTTTATTGGATATTGGATATTATACAAGCGATAATCCGTCTGGAACATGGAACTCTAAAATGGTAGTTAATCCCATATCTGGTTATGTTGGTATTGGGACAAATAATCCTGCACAAGCACTTCATGTCTATGGAACCAATCCCTATTTGTATCTCGGAGCAACGGCATCCAACTATAATGTTGCACAATTTTCATTTAACACGGTAAGTTCTGGAAGTACTTACAACTATGTATCTCTACAGATCTATAATAGCCCTATTACGTTATGTTTTAATGGATTAGGTTATGTCGGTATTGGAAATACGAATCCATCATATAAGTTAGATGTAGTAGGTGATGCCCGTGCGTCAGGTTCACTTATTATTGGAACAGGTGGAACGTATACACCAGGTTGCATTTTTGCAAATGGTGATTGGGGTATGATTCTGCGAGCCTATACTGCATCACCCGCTGTCAATAAGTTTTTAGTTTCTGATAATGCAGACACACATTTGTTTGGTGTAGATTTGAATAACCGTCTATATATCAGTCAAACTCTTCGTGGTTCTGGCGTAACAAGAGATAGTGGTATTTGTCGTTTAACCATCAACAGTGATTATAATGATGCCAATTCAGGATTTGCTATTAATGCAAGCGATAGCACATCTAATAATTATTTTTTGAGATTATATCCTTATACTACTGTTGGTGGATATGTAGGGTATTCTTTTCAGCAATATAATGGATCAACATATTATAACTCCATTAATATTAACCAATTTGGGCGCGTTGGATTGTTGGGCAATATGACACCTGTTTATCCTCTTGATGTGGGAGATAACGGTGGTGGCTATGGATCAGTTCGTTGTGGAGGAATCATTTCATCTGGATTTGGACAAGATACCTATGGCCAATTTCGTATGATTCAAGGTAATTATGGTACATTCTTTCGCAATGACGGATCGAATACATATCTTCTTCTTACGAACTCAGGCGATCAATATGGACAGTGGAACTCAATACGCCCTTGGTATGTAGATAATTCAAATGGTAATAATACATTTGGAACATGGTGTATTCAGCTGAAAATGTGTTATGGAGTGTATTATCCTGGAAGTGCATATTTTTATAATAATGCGGGCGCATACTATGGAAATTATGCTCCCACAAACGTTTATTCTTATTGTATCTATTCAGGATACTCACAAGCTGGTTATACAAATAGTGTTATTAATACAAATCCATGGATAACTGTTCAGATGTCAGGTATCTACACGCTAACCTGGATCGCAGGTGGTAGTATTCCAACTGGTGTAGAATTATTTATCAGTATAGCACAAAATAATGGAAATGAATTAAATACAGGTACGGCTGGATATTGGGGTGGTGGTATTGTAGCAACACATTTTGTGTATGGTAATGCAGAAGCAACAATTAGTTGGACAGGGTATATAGGTGTTAATACTACAATTCGTTTTGGATGTTATAATGGAAGTGGCTCAAACTGGTATCCAACCAGTAATCCTTATCGTAATGCGATGTGTATCGCGACCAATGTAGTAGCAGGTTTTTAATGAGTCTACATGTATAGTGATTTTCCAACGCGTAAATTATATTTGTAGAATATTCTATATTTAATGTATAATGGATTCTAATCAACCGAGGCCTAATCTAGTTGGATTAAATGAACATAAAATGGTAGAATATAAAAATGATAATCATATTGTTGAAACAAGACTACCACTGTGTGAGTTCTGTGTAGATGCAGATCGTAAATGTACAATTCTTCCAAATGGTCATTTAGAGAGAATTGAAAAAATAAAAGAACAAGAAAATCGTATTAAAGAGACGGAAGATCTCAAGAAACAAGTCTCCGATCTTACGGCTTTAGTACAACAGCTTATAAATAAATAATATAAGTAAGGATGTCTTCATTGCAGACATCAGGAGTCATTCGAATGAGCGACATGAACACTCTGTTCGGCGCACCCAACGGAACCTCCATGAGCAGTTATCTGTATCGCGGTGGTGGATATTCCGCTTATTACGATCCCTCCAACGTCCTTATTCCTGCATCCGGTCCCATTTCTTTCAGTTCCATGTATGGTGCTCGAAAGAATTATTTCTATCAAAATTCGACGGCAGTTTCGGTGTTAGGTGGATATAATATCGGGCCATGGGGTGCTTCCCCGCCCGGCGGGGATACCACTGCTCAATGGATCTGGAACTCTGCAGGCGCAGCAACGAGTACGCCCATCGGTCCCTGGATTCACTTCTATAAAGTGTTCACTGCTAGTTCGACGTTTACTGCAACATTGTATGTTATGGATGATAATGATGGTTATGTTTTTTTAAACGGAAAACTCATGTCTACCACCGATTTCGGAGGAGGCTGGGGCGGTCAAGGTACATCGACCACATTTACCGTCAATCAAGGCATCAACCTTCTGGACATCTACAGCTATAACGAAGGTGGACCTGGTGGAGTCATTGCCGCCATGTATAACGGGGCTTCTCTCGTTCTTCATACCGATTCGACCTGGACCACCTACCAGACGTCTATCAATCATACCAACTGCATGGTCATTTTTGCCTGTCGTCGTATCAACCCGTTTTATACAGGCGCGATCCTGACCATTCGTCGAAGCTCCGACGGTGCCACTTCCGATTTCTATACCGATTTCGCACAAAGCTATCTTACCACGGGCATTAACGGAACAGGTTCTTCTCTTGCCTCTTGGCTGAATGGTGCAACCGGCTATGTGTATCGATGGTACGATCAAAGTGGAAACGCCAATCATGCTGTCAATAGTTCCAATAACACCACCCAGCCCAATATGGCACTCGTGAACGGTCGTTGGGTGATCCAGTTTCAAAATGCCAACGCAACTCTTCTTACCATAACAACTGGAATCAAACCCAATACCATCTTCTGTCATTATTACAATACGAACAATTCCTATGCCACGATTCTCAGTACCTTGTACGACTATGAACAACGATTTGGTGGAGGCAATGGTGTCACCATTATAGGAGATACCAATGGAGGCGACTGGTATTATAGTGGAACATTGAACGGCGGAACTAATTATAGTTATAATAATGGAGTTAGCAGTACGACGGTATTACTGAATGCATGGAATTATTTAACGCTGTCTGTTACCACACCCCAATGGATCACTAGTCAAACGAGCGGATTTAGTTCTTCTTTTTCAAGAATTGGTTATGATGGTTCTAGTTATCTGCGTTCTATGAATGGATACATGACGGAGCTCATTTGTCATAATACACCGATGGGAACAACGGACATAACGAACTTCTATCAGAACCGCTTTTTCTAAGACTTTTTGGGCTTAGATAACATATTTTTATTGTTCTTAAACACTGAAAATACATTTCTATAAACAATCGCTACCTTTGGTGGCTTTACCAGCGAGGGTAAGCGGCACTTCTGCCGCGACGCTCCCAAAGAGAGCTTAGGGACGGGATCAAAAAGCTACGCTTTTTTAGCCTGTCTCCATAGAGATGTCCGATACGCTACGGGTAAATAATCTGTTTACGACCGCCATCGCGTATTCGACCCTAACGGGATCGACCATTACAACCAATTCGCTGGCATTATCTACACTAACCGTTTCCAGTATCAATAGCGGAGCACCAGGTGTCGCAGCCTATTCAACCTTGAATGTCAGTTCCTTGAATGCAACATCAACCATTACGACATCTAGTATCACCACCTCAAGTATCACGGTTGCACCAGGATACAATTCCAACATCAGCAATGTTCTCTATACCTCTCTGGCGGATTCGGGTCAAACGGCTGCAAACTTGACCACCTCAGGAATGCCTGGAACCGCGCCATCAGGCAGTGTCATTTCAGGTTCCTACCGTGCTACCGCAGGCGCCTCCTCAGGTGCTATCGGTATGTGGCTGGGATCCTACGCCTACACGGCAGGAACAACATACAACTTTACCTTTACGGGAATGCAGGGGTCCCAGGCCTTGGCCCTCTATGTCTATCAGTATAACTCTGCAGGAACCTCATCGGTTCAAATCAGCTCCAACGTCTATAGTATTACCACCAGTGCAGCGACCGTTTCAGGATCCTTTACTGCAAATCTGTATCCTGCGACCTACACGGGTTCCATTATCTTTTACTTTCAAGCGCTGGCCGTCAATCAATACGTCAACTTTACGTCATTCAGCATGACTACTGGTGGAATGAATGTCGGTATTGGAACAACCAATCCCAATGGAACTCTTCAAATTGGTCATTGTAATACAGCCAGTACCGCAATTGATGGAACCGTTGTTGTTGGAACCAATAATGGATCTAGCAATCGTCAATTTAAAATGGGATATGATTCCAACTCTACTTACAATTTTGTCTTGGGAGATTATGGTTATACTGGAGCAATCAATACATGGGTCAAACAATTACAAATTGCCTATTCTGCACCCGCAAATTCGATCTATGTGAATGCTTCTGGTTATGTTGGTATTGGGACAAATAATCCTGCACAACCGCTCCATGTCTATGGAACCAATCCCTATTTGTATCTCGGAGCAACGGTGTCCAATTATAATGTTGCACAAATTTCATTTAACACAGTAAGTTCAGGAAGTACTTCTAATTATGTTGGTATGCAGATTTATAATGGACCACCTACACTATCTTTTAATGGATTAGGTTATGTCGGTATTGGATTGACCAATCCTGGAGCCATTTTGCAAGTCTACAATAGTGCCGCATCCTATACCATCCCCACGGTATCCATTTCAGATGGTGCAGCGGATAATGGAGGTTCATATGGTATGGTGAATCTTACCCGTCCTATGGCACCAGGAGACTATAAAGCTCATCTTGCCCTGATTGCAGCAGGAAACAAAGTCGGTCTTCTTGGATATCTCAATAATACAACCACAATGGGTTGGGTAAATGCAAATAATATGAATTCATCAAACGGTATCTTTTTGAATAGTAGTGGTCAAGTGGGTATTGGATCTACGCAGCCAGGTTATACACTTGATGTTACTGGTATTGGATGTTTTCGTACTGGTATTATATCCTCTAAGTTTACCACACCGTCTATCACAAATGGATCGTATGCAGAATATACTGTTTCTGACCTTGGTGTAAATAGTGCAAATGGAGTGTATTATGTATCGGCTATGACAAGCGGGTATGGTGGATATTATGCACATGCTGCATTTTATAACTGGAATCCAACAGTTCAAACATTAAATTCAATCTTTGCATCTGGATTAACCTTTTCTATAGGAGGAGGACAGAAACTTCGTATTACAAATACAACTGGTGGAACATATCAAATTATAATTTCTATTGTATGTTTTTCACCAGCGTAAATCATAATATGACCCATCTGAATACGGTAATCTTTAAAATTTTTCCATATTATCATACGAATAACTTTTTTAATAAACAATCGCCACATAGCACCGTTCTTACCTGCGAGAATATAGATGACAATCTGAACATGCGTAGCTTTTTTAGCCTGTCTTCTTAGAGATGTCGACTGTGAACTATTTCGCGTCCCGAAGGTCCAACTTGGCCACGTTTAATGCTGTACGATTAAACGTCTCTTCTCTATCTGGAAGTACCATACAAACAACCGCTACGGATAACTTCTCTAGCATGGTTGTGAGTACGATCCAGATTCAGTCGGGTAGCTATTCGACCCTAACGGGTTCCAGTCTGTCCACCAGCACCATTGCGACACCCAGTCTTTCCGCTACTGCCCTTCAAATCCAGTCGGGTGGCTATTCCACCTTGAGTGGATCGAGTATATTAACCAATGCCATCCAAACCCAATCGGGTGGCTACTCCACCTTGAGTGGATCGAGTATATTAACCAATGCCATCCAAACCCAATCGGGTGGCTACTCCACCTTGACGGGATCCAGTATATTAACGAATGCCATCCAAACCCAGTCGGGTTCTTACTCGACACTCAGTGGTTCCAGTCTTTCCGCTACTACCCTTCAAACCCAATCGGGTTTTTACTCGACACTCAGTGGTTCTAGTCTTTCCGCTACTACCCTTCAAACCCAGTCAGGAACCTATTCCACTTTGACTGGATCCAGTATACTAACCAATGCGATCCAAACCCAATCGGGTTCCTATTCCACTTTGACTGGCTCGAGTCTTTCCGCTACAGCCCTTCAAACCCAGTCAGGAACCTATTCCACCTTAACAGGATCCAGTATACTAACCAATTCTCTCCAAACCCAGTCGGGTTCCTATTCCACTTTGACTGGCTCGAGTCTTTCCGCTACAGCCCTTCAAACCCAGTCAGGAACCTATTCCACCTTAACAGGATCCAGTATACTAACCAATGCGATCCAAACCCAGTCAGGAACCTATTCCACCTTAACAGGATCCAGTATACTAACCAATGCGATCCAAACCCAATCGGGTTCCTATTCCACCTTAACAGGATCCAGTATACTAACCAATGCCATCCAAACCCAGTCAGGAACCTATTCCACCTTAACAGGATCCAGTATACTAACCAATGCGATCCAAACCCAATCGGGTTCCTATTCCACCTTAACAGGATCCAGTATACT